GGCTTTCGTGTGAGCCGTGACGTTTTCACAAATATGTGCCCCACCTGGGGAAATGGGGCATCTGCCCTGCATATCTATGCACCGAGGGGAACTCCGATCACTGAATATCATGCACTGCCAGCCTGGAAACTGGCTCTGACCTGCACACATCCATATGCCATGCAACAGACTCTCCTCCCGAGCGACCTCAAGTGCGGGGTTTGCGGGGAAACGGTGGTGGAGAGGTTCGTGCATGGCGAGTACATCTTCGCACGTAAGGAGCTCACATGAAGCTATCTGACCTGCCCGCGGGCGCTATCGTCACCAAGGCTCGGCCGTCGCTGCGCATCTCTCGGATCAATATCCAGGGCACAAAGGTCCCGGTCACCTTGGAGTACAACTCGGCCACCGGCGACTTCAAGGTGACCCCGGTCGATCCCTCGCTGAATGATCGGCAGGTGCTCCAGTGATCGAGTTCTTCGAGACCGAGCTGGAGCCCGCCATCGGCCTCGGTGCCGTCGTCCTGGCCGCACTCTCCGAGATTCTGGGCGTCAAGCTGGACCCGGGGGTCTTCTACGGCAATCGGGCCGAGGCGTCGCTGAACGACAGGCACAAGCTCCAGTGACGGTCGCATCCCCAGGCGAGTTCCTTCAGGGCGCCATCGACGCCGTCGCGGAATTCCTCCGCGCCTTCGGCCCGGTGATCGACGCCGATCCGGTCGACCTGGACGCCGACTACGTCGACTGCGAGCACCATATCGAGGGGCCATGCGAGGTCTGCCTGCCGGGAATTGAGGACGACTGGTGACGGCCCAATACCCGGCCCTGCCGCCCATGACGGCGTGGCAGAAGGAATTGCTGGCGATCCTGCTCGTGCAGAGCGCACGTTTCTGGGACCTCCCGGACGATCCCCTTGAGGACCTGGGTTTGTGGTTCCCTGAGCTACAGGAAGAGCGGGAAGCCGCCCTGGCGTCCGCCTCCATCCTCGAGCTCATCCTCCAAGACGCCGACCTCACCCTGACGTACCGGCGCTGGGAGGCCGGGGCAGTCATCGACGCGCTACTCGAAGGGTTGGAAGATGGGTAAACGCGGACCCAAGCCCCGGCCAAATCACCTCAAGGCCCTCGAAGGCGTTGAAGAGCGGTACATGAACCGCGACGAGCCGATCCCCACCGATGGGGAACTCGTGGCCCCCGACATGTCGGAGGGCGCCCAGGAAGTCTGGGACGAGCTGGCCGACGACCTCGCCGACAAGGGCTGCCTCAAGCCGTGGGACGTCTACATGTTCGCCGTGTTCTGCGAGGCGGTGGCCACCTATCGGGCCTGCCGCAAGATGATGGGCCACGAATACACGGCCATCGGCGCCGCGGGCGGCGTCATCAAGTCCCCGTACTGGCAGATCATGCGCGACTGCGCCACCACCATGGCCCAATACTCGTCCCGCTTCGGTCTCACCCCTGGTGACCGGGCCAGCCTTCAGCTGGGCGGCGGGGGAGAGGAAGACGGCCCCAAGAACGGAGCGGAGCGTCTCCTTGGTTAACCGTGACTTCTGGCTGGGCATGCTGGCCCTCCCGGCTGCCGCCGCGGCCATCGCCCTCATCGTGGGCGTCATCGCGGGGGTCATCTGGTACTCGGAGCGCTTCAGCCTCGGGACCTGGCGGCTGTGGCCCAGGTCGACCCGCGGGCGTGAAGTCCTGCCCGCCATCGCGGCCTGTGCCAAGTGGACTCGCTACCTGTGGATTCCGGGCTGGCACGTGATCATCTGCCGCACCACGCTCTACGACCCGTACGACGTCGCCGACAACGACAAGCATCATCTCGTCCGGAACGCCATCCGAGAAGCGCTACGGCGCGCAGGGGAGCACGATTCCGACTGATCCTGCAATTCCCTGACGGACGAAACTGACCTCCCCTGGGTGAATGTACCGGGGAGGCTCAGTCGGTCATGCGTGCGATTGGACACTCCTTGCGAGAACATCAGATACCCCTCTCAGCTTTCGTCGGAACCTTCAACACGTAGATGGATGTCGGGTTGCGCGAGCTGATCGGCCCCAGTGTCCACCCGGCCGCGGTCAGATGGTCGTGGAGGTCGGCCGCGGCGCGGACATTCTCGCGGGGGAACTCCACATCGAGGTCACTCAAGTCCACGAAGATCCCCGCGGGATAGGTGCCGTCACCGCTGACGTGATAGCCCTGGCGGTCGCGGGGCGTGGTGATGATGCCAGCGTCGCGGCGCAGCGCTCGGGAGACGACGCTGGCTTTCGGGTATCCGTTCATGAAAACGACCATAACCTTACTTCACCCATAAGTCAATAGGAGGTGTAGTGGAACCTTGCGGCTACACCCTTGATGGAATTGAGTGCGAAGAAGTCGGGGCGCACTTCTGCATCCCGCGCGCCAACAAAGCGCAAGCCTTCTTTGAAGAGATCCTCGTCCACACAAAAGGACAGTACACCCGGAAGAAGTTCATCCTCGAAGACTGGCAGCGGGACGACATCGTCCGCCCACTCTTCGGCAGGGTCGAATACTCCGAGGAATTCGGCTGCTACAAGCGCCGGTACGAAATCGCCTGGATTGAGCTCGCGCGCAAGAACGGCAAAGCACTCGATGTGGAGACCCCCATCCTCACCGGCAATGGCTGGAAGAAGATGGGTGACATCCAAGTCGGGGATTACGTTCACGCCGCGGACGGCACCCTAGCCCGGGTCTCCTACGTCTCCGAGCGTCACTGGCGCGACTGCTTCTCCGTGCAATTCGCGGACGGCGCCGAACTCGTCGCCTCCGACCATCACCTGTGGGCCGTCAACGACCGCCTCAAGGGTGAGCGCGTCATCGACACCGCAGAGCTCTACCGGACGCAAACCTACGGAGCCCGCGGGGACCGCCGCTACACGGTCACCGTCCCCGAGGCGCTCGACCGTGACGAAGCCCCCCTCCCGCTCGACCCCTACATCCTGGGGGCCTGGCTGGGCGACGGCACCGCCACGCGCGCCGAGTTCACCAGCGAGGACCCCGAGATATTCGCGGCCATCGAGGCAGCCGGATACCCGCTCTCCTACGACTACGCCAGCGGCAATGCCCGCACCCGCGGCGCCAAGGGCCTGGTGGCAGTCCTGCGCAAGATGGGAGTCCTCGGCGCCAAGCACGTCCCGCAGGACTACCTGATCGGATCGCGCGCCCAGCGGCTCGCCCTCCTCCAGGGCCTGATGGACACTGACGGGTCGGTCATCACTGGGCCGAACACGCCTCGTGTCGAGTTCTGCAACACCAACCGGGACCTGGCCGAGGCTGCGCTCTTCCTGGCTCGCTCGCTCGGATGGAAGGCCACCCTCAAGGAGTCCCGCGCCCGCCTGAACGGTAAGGACTGCGGACCCCGATTCCGGGTGAGCTGGACCGCCTACTCCGACATGTCACCGTTCCGCCTGCAGCGGAAGTCTGACAAGTTGGCCGCGGCGCCCGCGCGAGCCACGCGCGCACGGACTAACACAATCACTTCGGTGACGCCCGTCCCCACCGTGGAGACGGTCTGCATCCAGATTGATCACCCGTCGCACGTCTTCCTCGCCGGGAAGTCCCTGACTCCGACGCACAACACCGAACTCCTCGCCGGAATCATGCTCTACCTGCTCGTCGCTGACGGTGAACAGTCCGGTGAAATCTACGGCGTCGCCCGCGACAAGAAGCAGGCCGCCCTCGCTTTCGACGTCGCCGCCCAGATGGTCAAGTTCTCGCCGATCCTGTCGAAGCGCCTCAAGGTCGTTGACTACAAGAAACGGATCTACGATGCCAAGACCAACTCCTTCTACGACGTCATCGCCGCTGACGCGAAGTCTGCGCTGGGCTCGAACCCTTCTGGTTGTGGCGCTGATGAGATTCTTGCCTGGCAAGACGGCGGCATGTGGGACTCGCTCCGAACCGGTATGGGCTCAGGTGCGCGCGTGCAACCACTCATGGTTGCCTCTACCACTGCCGGTAACGACACCGAGGGCTTCGCTGGCCTGAAGCACCGGGAGATGGAACGGGTCATGGAAGACCCGGACAACCCCGACTTCAAGCACATCTTCGTCTACATGCGGAACACTCCGATGGAGGAGGACCCGTGGAACGAGGAGTGCTGGCCCCACGCCAACCCCGCGCTGGGTCGCTTCCTCTCGTGGGAGGCAATGCGCAAGCAGGCCGCTGAGGCCCGCAACAACCCCATCGCCGAGATGGCGTTCCGCCAGTTCAAGCTGAACCAGTGGCAGAACTCCACCATCCGCTGGATGCGGATGCCAGCGTGGGATGAGTGCAAGGGCACCGTATTTAAGTCGAATAAGGACCTTTTCGACGCATTTGCGGGCCAATCCTGCTGGTTTGGGCTGGACCTCGCTGCACGACGCGATTTGTGCTCGATTTGCTACCTATTCCCGCAGTCGGACGGCTCAGTCGATCTGCTTTGGCGACACTGGATTCCAGAGTCTGCCCTAGCCAAGCTGGACCGCCTGAACGACGGTCGCTTCGCCAAGGAGTTCGTCCCCGGAGGCTGGTTGAAGGTCACTGAGGGCGACGTACTCGACTTCGACGTGGTCTACGACGACATCGAGGCTGACTCAAAGCGTTTCACCATCCTCGGTGGCGATGCTGACCAGTGGTCCTCGGACCCTGTCATTCAGGAGATCGAGAAGAGGACGTACCTCTACGAGGACATCTTCGCCTACAAGAACGACTTCGCCCACATGTCCGACAGTATGCACCGCATCTTCGAGTGGACGCTCGCCAAGAATCTGCGTCACCACGGGAATCCGTTGGCGCGCTTCTGCTTTAGCGCCTGCGAGGCTCGTGTGGCTGCGTACGACCCGAACCTAATCCGCCCTGACAAACCCGACCGCGACATGGCTGCCAAGCGCATCGACGCCGTACCCACCGCAGTGATGGCTACCAACGCCTTCTACACCCGCGGTGGCGACTACGACTCGGTCTACGAGGAGCGTGAAGCATTGAGCGTCTGAGAGGTATCTAATTGTTTGAGAAGAAAGACCTGCTCAAAGACCATGTGCGCGAGCGGTTTTACGTGACCCCCGGGCATGACGTGCCCCCCTTCACTGGCATCCTACTGAACGTCGCCAAGGCCAACCTGGAATTCGGCGATGTGCGCGTGGAGAACCACCAAGTGGAGGGCACGCTGTTCGTTGAGCGTCACCCCGGCCTCTATCTCCAAAGGGTGAATGATGCTACTGGCTAACGGTCAGACCCTGTCCGCGCCCGCCATGGCCGAGCTGTCGCCACAGATGCAGGACTCCTACTACTACGCGCCCGCTGTGGGCATGCAGTTGGAGCGCCAATTCTCGCTCTACGGCGGCATTTACAAGAACCAGCCATGGGTACGGACAGTCATTGCCAAGCGCGCACAGGCGCTGGCACGCCTCCCGGTGAAGTGCATGTTCACCAGCGGTGACACCGAGACCGAGGAGCGTGACACCGGCTACGCGAAACTGCTGGCCGACCCCTGTGAATACCTTGATCCGTTCGCCTTCTGGGAGTGGGTCGCCTCGACGCTGGACATCTACGGCGAGACGTACCTGGCCATCCAGAAGAACAAGAGCGGTACCCCCGAGAAGCTGATGCCGATGCACCCCTCGCGGGTCGCCATCAAGCGCAACAGCCGAACTGGCCGCTACGAGTACTACTTCCAGGCCGGTGCCGGTGTGGGCACGCAGCTGGTGAGCTTCGCCGACGACGAGGTCGTCCCGATCCGCTTCTTCAACCCTGACGGGCTGGAGCGCGGTCTGTCGCTCATGGAGTCGCTGAAGTCCACGATCTTCTCCGAGGATTCCTCGCGCAACGCCACCGCGGCGATGTGGAAGAACGCTGGCCGCCCCAACCTGGTGCTGCGGCACGAGAAGCGCCTCAGTGAGGCTGCTCAGCAGCGCCTGCGCGAACAGTTCGACCGCGCGCACTCGGGCTCCTCGAATACCGGCAAGACGATGGTGGTGGAAGAGGGCATGGAGCCCATCCCGCTGCAGTTGACCGCGGTGGAGATGCAGTTCATCGAAGCCCGCCAGCTCAACCGCGAAGAGGTCTGCGGCGTCTACGACATCGCCCCTCCCATCGTCCACATCCTGGACCGTGCCACGTTCTCCAACATCTCGGCGCAGATGCGCGCGTTCTACCGCGACACCATGGCGATTCCGATTGCCCGCATCCAGTCCGCGATGGACAAGTACGTCGGACAGTACTGGGTCCGCAAGAACCGCATGAAGTTCGACATTGACGACGTCATCCAGCCCGACTGGGAGGCGAAGTCCGAGTCGACGCAGAAGATGGTCAACTCCGGTGTCGCCACCCCGAACGAGGGCCGCGAGATCATGGGCCTGCCGCGGTCGAATGACCCGAAGGCCGACGAGTTGTACGCGAACTCCGCGCTGCAGCCCTTGGGCGCCACGCCCGATGGCGCTGTCGAGGGGGAGGAGGCCCCGGCGCCGAAGCGACCGGCCAGTACTCCTGTCGCGTCTCTGGACCAGTCTCCGCCCACCTCGGTGCCGGGACTATCCCCGACCAATTCTGATCGCTCCACGGACTCAGGGAAGACCGAGCCGCGGCGCCTCATGCAGAAGCCACCCCCCAAGGAGTCGTCGCCGAAGCACCTGCGCGCCGTCAAGGGCGCCATGGGCCGCGGCAAGGACATCAAGGGCTTCGCGCTGCAACTGGCGGAGAAGTACCCCGACGACCTGGAGGACATCTTGCTCGCCGTGCAGCTCGCACTGGCCGAGCGGAAGGACAACTGAATATGGACCTCATCACCAAGGCCCTAGCCACCATCGACCAGTCGGCCGAGAAGGACTACGGCCCCAATGGCGGCTTCACCGCAGTGCTCTCAACCCCGTCGATGGACCGTGACGGCGACAGCCTGAAGCGCCACGAGTGGAAGGAACCCCTTCCCGACCGAGTCCCGCTCGACGTCGACCACGGCATGTCCGTGGCCACCACCGTGGGCTCGTTCCACCCCTACTTTGAGGGTGACAAGCTGATGATGGACGCCTACTTCTCCTCGCTGAAGCAGGCCCAGGATGTTCGGACCCTCGTGGACGAGGGGCACATCAGCACCGTCTCCGTCGCGTTCATGAATGACCGCGGCGCCATGAAGGACGGCACCCCCCACCGGGAACTCCTCAACGCGGGCATCGTCGCCATCCCCTCCAACCGGGATGCAGTGATCCTGCAGTCCAAGGCGCTCGACACCCGCGCCCAGGAACTCGCGCACGAGAAGGTGCTCGAGAAGGCGGCCGGTGCCGGTAACGGCGACACCGCGCTTCTCCAGGCCATCCACGACGCGGCCGTCCACCTCGGCGCCGAGTGCGCCGCCTGCGACGAGCTGCACGCCAGCGACGTTCCCAATCCTCCGCCCGCGGCGCCCGGTGCCGAACCGGCGCCCAAGCCCAAGCCTGCGGCTGAGAAGAAGCCCCCGGCCAAGGATGCGGACGAGGAAGAGATCGAAACCAAGTCCACCATCGAGGTGGAGGTCCCCGAGGGTGAAGACCTTGAAGCGTTCAAGGCTCGCCTCGAAGGACTGCTCAACCCCCAGACTCCCGACCTCCCTGACGAGGCCGGAACGCCACAAGATTCAACCGAAGAATCGCCCGCTGACGAAGAGCCCGCGCCCGTCGATGAGACCGCCGCCGCCTCCGAGGAAGCCGCCGAGGAGCCGGAAGAAGTGGTGGTCGAAGAGCCCTCTCTGTTTGAGACTCACGGAGAGATGCTCGCCTTCGCGTCCAGTTTCTCTGGACTCTGACAAATCCATCCGCTGTTCAGTATTCATGCGGCACAACAGGATTGAACATCACCGCTACTGAACAACAACTCCATAAGGAAACTGAATATGCCTAGCACGGCACAGTTGGAAGCCCAGGGCCGCCAGCTCGCAAAGTCCATCAAGGACATCAACGCGGACGAGACCAAGACCGCCGCGGAGAAGAAGGAAGCCCTCGCCAAGATCGAACCCGACTTCAAGGCCCACCAGGCCGAGGTCGAGGCGCACGAGCGCGCGCAGGAGATGCTGAAGAGCCTCGGTGGCGCGGACGCCGCCAAGGACGGCCTGGACAACGACATCCCCGAGGTCGAGGTCCGCAACCTGAAGCAGATTCGCAAGCACCTGGCTCGCGCGGTCATCATGAACCCGGAGCTCAAGAACGCCACGTCGTTCGAGAAGGGCACCAAGTTCGACGTCTCGTTCAACGTGAGCGCCAAGGCGGCTGACCCCGGCACGGCTGCGGCTGAGCTGATGGGCGCCTTCGCGGACGGTGAGACCGCCCCCGCGGCCATCGGCCAGAACCCCTTCGGTTCGACGGGTACCTTCGCCCCCGGCATCCTGCCGACCTTCCTCCCGGGCATCGTGGAGCAGCTGTTCTACGAGCTGAGCCTCGCGGACCTGATTTCCTCGCGGCCCGTCACCAGCCCGAACCTGTCGTACCTGACCGAGTCGGCTGCGCACAACAACGCCGCCGCGGTCGCTGAAGCCGGGACCTACCCGTTCTCCAGCGAAGAGTTCGCGCGGGTCTACGAGCAGGTCGGCAAGGTCGCCAACGCTCTGACCATCACCGATGAAGGTCTGCGCGACGCACCCGAGCTGTTCAACTTCGTCCAGGGCCGCCTGCTCGAAGGCATCCAGCGCAAGGAAGAGGTCCAGCTCCTGGCTGGCGGCGGGTACCCCGGCGTCAACGGCCTGCTGCAGCGCTCGACCGGCTTCACCGCCTCCTCGGCCTCCTCGCTGTTCGGCGCCACCTCGGCCACCGTCAGCAACGTGAAGTTCCCCGCGGACGGCACCAACGGTGCGTTCGTCGGCCAGGACACTGTCGCGTCGCTGAAGTATGGCCGCGTCGTCACCGGCGCCGCTGGCTCGGGCTCTGGCGTTGCGGGCTCGTACCCGACCGCCGCGGAGATCGCGGAGAACGTCTTCGACGCCTTCGTGGACATCCAGCTGACCCTGTTCCAGACCCCGAACGCTGTGGTGATGAACCCGCGCGACTGGGAGCTCCTGCGCCTGACGAAGGACGCCAATGGCCAGTACATGGGCGGCAACTTCTTCGGCAACGCCTACGGCAACCCGGTCAACGGCGGCAAGAACATCTGGGGCGTCCCGGTTGTCACCACCCCGCTGATCCCGCTGGGCACCATCCTGGTGGGCCACTTCGCGCCTTCGGTCATCCAGACCGCTCGCCGCGAGGGCGTGACCATGCAGATGACCAACAGCAACGGAACCGACTTCGTTGATGGCAAGGTCACCGTGCGCGCTGAAGAGCGCCTCGGCCTGCTGGTGTACCGCCCCTCGGCCTTCCAGCTGATCCAGCTGAAGAAGGGTGCGACGGGTTCTTAATAACCGTCCCGGGATCAACTACCTACCCGGGCGAGAACACCTTTCCAGTAGGTAGCTGACGTTCGTGAGGGGGCCGGGTCACCTCGGCCCCCTCATTTACACGAAAGGCGTTCTGCAAGAACATGTCTCACATTCAAGTCAAAGATACGTATCCCAAGCCGCTGATCATCCCCGCGGTCCACTCCGCCTATGTCAACCGGGCTGAAGCCAAGCTGGTCGAGGACGAGGTCGAGACCAAGGTTGTCCGCAGCGGCCGCAAGGCGAAGACGAACCGGCCCACCGCAGGCGTGGAGACGAAGTAGTGACATTCGCCCAGCAGCTGGCCGACGCCTTCCCCGAAGATGCGGATGATGCTGCAACGGCCCTGTCCTGGGCGAAGTCTCAGGTCGAGGGTTACTGCGGCCGCAAGTTCGATCTGGTCGAGGACGACGTCGCCATCGTGGACCCGTACTGCGGGTCATCGCTCCTGCCCAGCATTCCGGTAGTCGAAATCTCCAAGGTTGAGGGCTACCTGCCTACGGGCAATGGGATGGACTGGGTGGAGCTGACCAACTACTGGTTCAAGCGCGACACCGGCCTCATCTTCGACACGACCGGCCTCCCCGGCTCCGAGTGGAGCACCGGCCACACCTGGCCCTGGCTCCCCGGTTCGCTGCGGGTGACCTACACCCACGGCTACAACCCGGTGCCGGATGAGCTGATCGACGTCGCCATTCGCCTCGCGCGCGAGTACCAGTCCAACCCGGAACTCTTGGTCTCCAAGCAGGTTGGCGAGATCGAACGCCGCTTCGGCAGTGTCGCTGGCACCTCGCTGTCCAAGGCTGACCAGGCCATTCTGGACCGCTACGTCATCGCCACCCTGGCTTAGCTAGGAGGACCCCCATGGAACGCATCGGTGAGGACACCGTCACCTTTGTCCAGATCGGCAAGGGCGCGAAGTCCGACCGCGGAATCCCGCAGGCGGTGGAGGAATCCTCCACGGACGTCCAGTGGTGTTCCTTCCAGCCTCTCGGTGTCCACTACCACGTCACGGACGTCTCCCTGCCTGATGCCACTGACCGCTGCCTGGCGCCCCCGGTGCCCGCGGCCGTCGCGTGCAAGGCGGGAGACAAGCTCATCTTCCACGGTGTGTCACACCTGGTGCTGGGCGTCCGCGACCACTGGGACAAGGGCAAGCTCCATCACCTCACGGTGATCACCAAGAGGTGGGAGCAATGAAGGGTCTAGGGAACCTCATCTCGAAGGCTGACATCGCCGCCGCGATTGCGACCTCTCCCGCGGTTCACGCTGGCCTGATTGCGAAAGCTAAAGAGGTGCAAGAGTATTGGGTGGAGTACTGGAACTCCATTCCCCACCCGCACTCCCGCACCCACACGCTGAAGTCGGGCTACGTGGAGAACCCGGGCGACTACGCCAAGTCGATTCGCGTCTCCTTCATCAAGAGCAAGTCGGGCCTACCCAAGGCTCGTGTGATGGCCACGGACTACAAGTCCTGGTGGATCGAATACGGCGCAAAACATATGCCGGAATTCGCACCGCGTGCGCACACACTGGCTCACTTTGAGGGAGGGGGTGCTACCACTGTCTCGGCCTAACCCCAACGCAGAGAAGCTGGTCTGCGCCTACCTGTCGCCATTCTTCGAGAACGTTGCGTCACACCGATGGGTTGATGCCCCAACGCCTTTCATCCTCGTCAAGAGGCTGCCGGGTGGGGGACAGGGTGAGGTCTCCGACTGCGCCCTGATGTCAATCAAGGTGTTCGGCAAGGACGTTGATGAGGCTGGCGACCTGGCTGACGAAGTCCACGAGCGGATGCGCAAGTGGAAACCCAAAGACACCGTCTCCTACGGCGGGCACTCGTTCGGAATCAACCTCCTGGAAGTGGAAGACGCTCCCTTCTGGCTTGACTACGGCGACGACACAGAAGAGTGCTACACGGCCCGCTACTGGGTCCACCTTCGCGTGGATTACGTGTAGCCCCAACCGAATAAGGACAACTGAATATGAGTGAGTTGTGGACTGGGCTTTACCAGGGCAACGCGGATCGCATCCGCAAGTGGCTCTATGGCTCGGTGCTGATCCGCGACTGGAAGCCGGATGGCTCCACCAGCCTGGCGGACTTCACCCCGTTCGATCCCACTGACGGCAACCTGAAGGACACCCTCCTGAGCGAGGACTTCCCCGGTGGCCGCTTCTACGAGATCGGTGCCATCACCGAGGACGGCGTGGAATTCAACCCGAAGTTCTCGACGGACGACACCAAGATTTGGCAGTCGCGGCGCGCGCAGCGTACCGACGTCACCGAGGACGACGAAGAGGTCATGTTCACCGCCGCGGAGAACACCCCTCTGATCGACTACCTGCGGTACAACCTGCCGCTGGAGAACGTCCCCTCCGTGGGCACCGCTGGCTACAAGGCCACCAAGCCGAACTACACCGATATGGTCTACCGCCAGATCGTTGTCATCGGCGTTGACGGCCGCATGGACGAGGCCGAGTACGTGGCCGAGGTCCGCCCGCGCGTCTCGCTGACCAAGGTCGGCAAGCAGTCCTTCAAGGCGAAGGAAATCGACGGCACGGAGCTGACCTTCGGCGTCTACCCGGACCCGGCGTCGGGCTTCCCCGCGCGCCGCATCCCCGGTGGCCCGTTCTGGGCTGAGTCGGGTGGCCCGGTGCTGTGGCCGACTCCCGAGGTCGCCCCTGTGGCAGTCCTCGATGAGGACGTCGTGACCATCGTGCTCCAGGAGCCGGTCTCGCCGAACACGCCCTTCACCTACACCGTCTCGCAGACCTCGGGTGGCACCACCACCGCGGCGACGCTCGTCGGTGAGCCGGTGACGGACGAGGACGGCGAAGTGACGATCACCGTCGAGGCCCCGGCCACGAGCGGTTCGTACACCTTCAAGGTGACCGCGGAAGGCAGCAACGGCGAGACCGCCGAGTCGCAGGCTTCCAACTCCGTAACCGTAAACCCTTAGTGACCGTGCCCGGGTCAAACACCTTCCCGGGCACGGCTCTCTTCCCAGGAGGTGCCTAGATGGCATACACGCCCAAGACGTGGGCTGACGGCGTGGATGGGGGCACCCCCATCACCGCCGCGGAGCTCAACCGTATGGAGGCTGGCATCGAGGGTGCCACTGAGACGGCTGAGGACCACACCCATACCGCCAGCGAGATCAGCGATGCCACCTCGGTGGGTCGCTCCGTTCTCACGGCGACCGACGCAGCTACAGCACGTACGGCCATTGGCGCCGGTACGTCCAGCCTGCAGCTGGGTACGTCGGGCACTACGGCCGCTGCGGGTGACCACACCCACACCGGCTTCGTGCCGACCAGCCGCACTGTCAACGGAAAGGCCCTGAGCGGCAACGTCACGCTGACCGGCGCTGACGTCGCGCTCACCGGCTACACCGCTGGCACCGCGGACAACGTGGCCGCGACTGACACTGTCATCGCCGCCATCGCCAAGCTGGAAGCTCGCATCGCCGAGCTCGAAGCCGCCGCTGTCTAGTACAGCGCATTCCGTTAACACCCGCCCCGCTGCCCGCCACCGCCCTTCGTGGCACGGCGGGTACGGGCGGGTTTTATCAACTCTCGCAACACAATTCAAACTTTCAAGGGGAACAACACCATGGCAGCTTCCAAGAAGCAGAAGCGCGACCGCCGCGTCAAGCTCGCCGAATTCCGCGTCCAGGCCATCGAGTCCGAGGGCGCCCTGTCGAGCCTGGAGATCGAGGCCGACAACGGCGAAGTCTTCGTCATCCCGCATCCGCTGATGCTCAACGACGAGGAGCAGGAACGCATCGAGAAGCACAACCGCGGCGACGGCCTGGACCGTGAGCAGCTGTTCGATGAGAACGGCGAGCCGATGAAGGACCTCGCGGGCAATCCGATGACCCGGATCGTGGAGCCGCACAAGATCAACGGCGTGGAGTGCCCTCCCGCCGTGGTTCGCTCCGCCATCGCCATCATGGGCGAAGAGACGTACGCGCGCTTCAAGGCCGCGGGCGGCCACGCCAATGACGTCCAGCTCGCGTGGAACTACCTGGTAGCCACCATCAAGGAGCGCGAGGAAGAGGACCCAAACTCCTAGAGGCGGTTCGACTCCTTCGGGAGTACGCCGCCGAGATTGAGGTCGACCTCGCCCTCAAGAACATCGACATCTTCGACTGGTACAACTTCACCAAGCGCAAGGACGGCGCCCCCAAGCTGTCGTCCCGGCGCTTGCTCAACATCGTGTACGGGGGACTGGACGATAAGTCCGTCACCAAGACCGCGATGCGTGAAGGCGACTGGTCCCCGGATGAGTACGCACAGGCCGCCACGGTCAACGAGTTGCGTCTACTCCGTGCCGATCAGGCCGCCATCAGTGGTCGATCCTTCGATGTCAACCTGATGAAGTCCCCCGCCCAACTCAAGGCGGAGATGGAAGAGAGTCAGGTCAAATCCCGCATCCAAGAGCGGATTTCAAAACAACTGAATAAAGGACGGCGTAGTGGCTGAAAAGGGAATCTTCCTTGACATCCTGCCTCGGTTCGACATGGCAGCGACGTCCGCCCTTCTGCAGAAGGTGCAGGGCATCTTCGGCAAGGCGGGCAAGGAAGTCGGTGTCAAGTTCGGCACCGAAGCAGAAACGGCGCTACGCCGCTACCAGGCTGAGCTGACGCGGGCTGAGAACCGCGCATCGCAGTCCTACTACCGCATGCGCAAGGCGCAGGGTGAGCTTCAGGTCGCCGAGGCGCGGGCCAATGAGCTGCGCGCCAAGAACATCGAGGCCACCTCCGCCCGCATGATCGCCGCGGAGAACCGCATCGCCGACGCCAAGCGCAAGCAGGCGGCCGAGGCGAAAATCTACGCCGCCCGCGAGGCGGAGGCGAACGCCGCGCGCGCCGCCTCCGCCGAGCAGGGCGCGCTGGTGGCCGGTGCTGGCGCGAGCAAGGTGAAGTCGATCCTCAACGGGGTCGGCATCGCCGCCACCGCCACCACGGCCGCAGTCGCCTTCGGCACCGGCAAGCTGGCTGGCGAGTTCGAGTCGACGGGTGAGCGCATCAAGGTCGCCACCCGTATGCCGATAGAGGAGCTCAAGAAGCTCCAGGACGGCCTGCTTCAGCTCGGCCCCACGGTGGGTTACACCGCCTCGGAGTTGCAGGAAGCCTCGTACACGGTCTCGAAGGCCGGTTTCCGTGACGCCGCGGACGCCCTGGCCATCTTGAAGGCTGGCGCCCAGCTGGCCCGTACCGAGGGCGTGGGCCTGGAAGAGGCCATGAACGGTCTGACCACCACCCTGGTCGACTTCCACATCCCCGCCTCGCAGGTCGCCGACGTCGCCTCGCAGTTCCAGTACGCCTTCGGTAACGCCAAGGCGCCCATCGACCAGCTCATGGGCTCTCTGCACAACATCGAGCCGGTGATGAAGACCTTCGCTGGCGACTCGGGAGACCCCAAGTCGTTCGTCGCGCAGGTCGGCACCATGCTCGCGCAGATGACCCAGACGGGTGCGTCTGCTGACCAGTCGTCGCAGAACATCCGAAACATGTTGCTGCACTTGGTGTCTGCCAACGGCCCGCAGCGTGAAATCGCCGGTCTGCTCGGTGTCGACATGGACGCGCTGTCCAAGCAGCTGAAGGACCCCAACGTCGGCCCGCTGGGCGTCATGAAGCAGATCAACGACGCCATCAAGAAGGACATGGGACCTGACGGCAACGTCATCCTCCCGGCCATGTACGAGAGTTCCCAGCTCGCGGAAAACATGGCGTTCACCTACCAGCAGCTAACCGCCGAGGGTAAGGCGTTCGCCGACGCCATCCAGAACGGCACCCTGTCCGCCAAGGACATGAAGAACCTACGTCTTCAGGAGAAGCTAGAACCAGCCCTCAAGGACTGGGATGCGATGCACCAGAAGATCAACAGCATCAACCCCATCCTGAAGAAGAACCAGGATCAGGTCCAGACCTACGCCTCGCTCGTCAAGAAGATCACCGGCACCGACCAGGGCATGACCGTGTTCTCGTCACTGTTCGGCGACGACAAGACGACCGCGAAGACGATGGAGCTCTGGAAGACCGCGCGCGAGGCTCACGCAGACGCCAACGGCGACGTCGAGCACGCCTCGGAGGTCATGGACACCTACCGGGCGAAGTTGGACGCCACGCACTCTGCGATGCACTCCTTGGGTATCCAGATGGGCGAGACCTTCCTGCCTTACATCAAGGGCATGGCTGACGGCCTCCGCAACGTCGCACAGTGGCTCGGTGAGCACCAGACCCTGACGAAGGCTCTCATCACGACTGTGGGGAGCCTGGCGGCCGCGTGGGTCACCGTGAAGATCGCCGTGGCCGCGGTCAAGACTGTCGAGGCCATCGCTGGCGCCGTCTCGTTCATTCGGGGTGTCGCCATCCCCGCGGTCCAGATGCTGGCCTCCGCGTATCTGGGCATCGTCCCGGCTGCTGGCAAGGGCGCCGCCGCTGTCACCGCATCCGCCGCGACGCAGACTGCCGCCCTCGGTGGCGTCACCACCGCGGCGCGCACAGCCGCCACGGCTGTGTCGGGTATCGGCTTCGCGGCCCTGGCGGCCATCCCGTCGCTCATCGCGCTGTCCTCGGCCATCTTCATGGCGGAGCAGGCCAAGCAGAACGGCCACGCCTTCGGCGGAAATCCCAACGACCCGAACAAGCACCGCGAGTACACGGTGGACCAGGCGCAGGGCTACCAGCTCCCCGAGGGCATCCCCGCGGCCGGATCGACGGAAGCCGAGCAGGCCATCTCCGCTGCGGCGGTGGGTGGCGACGAGGGCGCCAAGTGGGTTGCCTCGGCCACCTCCAAGGGTGACCAGGCCATGCGCTACGGCTGGCTGATGACCCATGGTGGTCTCGGCGTGGTGGCGTTCCAGCCCCCCACGGACTACTCGGCGCCGCGCCCCGGCAACTGGAACTCCCAGATGGCGGGTGGCGGCAACGGTCCCCACGGCGGCCGTGGTATGCAGCTTGCCGACGAGCGCTACAAGCCCCCGGCGTCCCCGGTCGACCTGCAACTGCAGGCCGCGATGGAGGCGGCGGGCATCAGCCCGGACACCCTCGAGGGTCTCACTGGTGCTGGCGACGGCGCTCCGAGTACCGGCCTGTTCCCGGGTATGACGGGCGGTGGCAGCGATGGCACCGTCAAGCTGCCTGACGCTCCGGTCCTGCCTGTCGACACGTCGGTGCCTGGCGGCATCCCCGGCATGCCCGAGGACCCCTCGGTGTACTCCGCGGAGTCGAGCTACATCAACGACCGGCACAAGCTGGCCGAGAAGCGTGCTCGCGTAACGCAATTGGAGCAGTCGGGTGTCGCCACCGAGGATGACATCCAGAAGGCCAAGAACGAAGCGCTCGACGCTGAGCGTGACTTCCACCAGGCTGAGCTGCGCCTCAACGAGGCCCGCAAGGACCAGTACGAGAAGTTCACCAAGGACGCGCAGAAGTTCGGCAAGGACTTCGACCTCGACAAGAGCACCAACGGTGCCGGTGGTTTCTGGGCTCAGATGGGCCAGAAGATCGCGGGCGCGTTCTCCGAAATCCTGTTCGGCGGCCTGCTTGGTCCACTGATCAAGTCCAAGTTCGCCGAGCTTGACGATCAGAACGTGCCGTACTTCGGCATGAACATGAACGGCGGCTACCGCGGCGGATATGGCGGCGGATACCTCCCGTACCTCAACTACGGCGGATACCCCGGCGATGACGCGCTCCTGTCGCGCGTGCCCGCGGGTAAGTACACACAGGAGCAGCGCGGCGACCTCACCCAAGGTCTCGCCGACTGCTCCAGCGCTGTCGAGGATCTCGTCAACATCATGGACGGTCGACCCACGGGTGGCGCCAACATGTGGACAGGCAACGCGGACCAGTGGCTCACTGAGCACGGCTTCGTCAAGGGTATGGGCGGCCCCGGTGATTTCCGGGTCGGCTTCAACTCCAGTCACATGCAGGCCACGCTGCCTGGCGGCACGCCGTTCAACTGGGGTAGCGATGCTGCCGCGGCTCGCCGCGGTATCGGCGGCACGGGCGCGGACGATCCCGCGTTCACATCGCACTACTACCGGCCCGCGGGCGGAACCATCCCGCTCTCACCCGCAGCCCCCGACTACGCCTCGACGGTTCGCCAGTCGACGGCCGCGGTCAAGGAGCACAACACCGAGGTTGCCAAGGGTCAGGAGCAGGGCGAGAACCTCATGGAGGTTCCGCAGCCCACGCAGGCCGACATCAACGCGGCGGCCGCGCAAGGCACCGGCCTCACCAACCCGGGCGCCCCGGCGTTCACTCTGGAAGACCTCCAGAAGGAGTTTGCTGGCGGCGGCGGTGGCGAGGGTCCGATCTTCAAGCGGTCCCCGCAGGTGAGTGCCGAGGGCGGCACTGGTGGGCCACCGCAGCCCATGCGGCCACTCCCGCTGATCACGCACACGCCTGACGCCACGGGCCAGTACGGCTCGGGCAATGCCTCACGTCAGCGCCGCGGTCTTCCGATTGTCCCGCCCGCGGGCATGGGCATCGGCATCCCCGGCATCGGCACCCCCGGCCAGGCACCGGGTCAGGTCGGCCCGTTCCCCACGCCCAACGGAATCAACGGTCCTACTCTCCCTGGCGGTCCTGGAGCGCCTCCTGGCGCACCCCCGGGTGTACCGGGCGGGCAGACTCCGAAACCGCCTCCAGGAGCTTCAGGAGCGGCAACTCCGGGCGCGGCACGGCCGCAGTCCTCGACTGGCGGTCAGCAGCCTTCCGGTTCGTCCGGTGGCGGTGGCGGTCTCGGGTTCACCCCCGGTGGCGCCATCGACATGGCAGGCCAGGCGGCGGCCGCGGCGGCAAACGCCTTCGCACCCGGATCGGGCATCGCTGTCCAGAAGGGCATGGAGGTCGCCAACCGGGCCATGAAGTTCGGTGGCCAGCTGATCGGTATCGGCGCCGAGGGTCTCATGGAGACCTTCCTGCTGAACGACTCACCGCTAGCGGACCCGTCCAAGTCGTGGTTCGGCAAGGTCGCCATGGGTATCGGCAACATCAAGCCCGCGGGGGAGAACACCGCTGGCAAGACGACGCCACCCCTGAAGCCCGAGGAGAACCCTCAGCAGCATCAGGGCAACGGGCAGCCGCCTGGACCTCTCGTCAACATCGAGCAGCAGAACATCGCCAAGGGCGACGGCGGCGAGGCCGCGCGTGACACCGCACGCACGTTCAACCAGTACCAGGGAGGGGGAGCCCGATAACCACCCATCCCGAGGGTGAAGTCAGCCTCATGGGGGCGGAGCTGGCGAAGGAATACATCGACGCATGGATTTCCTACGTCAGCCCAGCCGGTCAGGTGTTCTACCTGGCCGGTCCCCAGGCTCCCGTCGCGGGAGCGCAGAACGGCTTTGTCCTCCAAGAGATTCGGGGCGTTCAAGCCCCTATCACCCACCTGACGAGCAAGGGTGCTCGCCAAGACGGCGACACCTGGAACGACTCCATCTATGAATCCGCCGAGCTCGACTTCACTGTTGAGGCATCCGGCGTCACCACCCAGGACACCCGACGCGAGGTTCGCAGCTGGGTGGACGCCTGGAGCCCCAAGAAGCTGGGCAAGTTCTCCTGGTTCACCCCGGAGAACGGTGAGTGGTGGATGGATGTCCGCCAGCACAAGAACGTGCCGGATGTCCTCTCCCACGTCCGCAGCAAGCGTCAGGTCTTCACCTGGACCGCGGTCAACAACGACGCCTTCTGGAAGTCCTTCGACTCGGTCAGCGCCTTCGGTATGACCTACGAGGACGAGACCGACGAGTTCGACCGGGTCGACCACACCGGCCTGGGCGACGGGTACATCCAGACCTACACGGGCGACGAGGACGCAGGCGTCTGCGGCACCGATGGCACCGTAATGCGTTGGTACCCGGGAAGTTCCAAGGGCACCCGCTACGTGCATAACCTGTTCATCGCGGACAAGCCCTCCTCCGACAACGTCATCGTCTCCTTCACCTACAGCGGTATCCAGCGCTTCCCGTTCCCCGCACCCGCGGTCAACGAGCTCTGGGCGCGCTGCGGCGTGGTCGATGACGGCGAGGGTGGGCAAGCCTGGGACGGCAGCGGCATCCGTATGCAGCTGGTCGGCCAGAACGTCTCCATCTCGGTCTTCAAGGACCACGAGATGATCCACACATGGATCAGGCCGTTGCTGATCGCCCCGCTGTGGGGTGAGAAGTGGACGCTGGTGTGCGGCTCCGCCAAGAACGGCCGCCAGTACCGCGTGCTGCGCGGTGACCCCGGCTTCGAGGTGCTGTCCTACACCGAGCCCAAGACCGAGTCCTACATGGACGAAGACCATCGCTACACCGGGCACGGCATGAAGGCCACCGCGGGCCTGCTCAACACGCAGGTGCTCCCCGCGGAAATCCACCGCTTCTCCTTCGCCGACAACCTCCAGGCCGGTCAGTCCGGGCACTTGGCGCTGTCGAACCGCGGAGACCAGGACGGGTGGCCGCGCTACCTCTGCTACGGACCCGGCACCTTCAAGTTCAGCAATGGACCCGGCGCCGAGCCCACGATCACGTTCGGACCCCTCCTGGAGGGCCAGGTCGTCATGCTCACCACGCTGCCCCGGCTGCGCTCGGTGATCGACTTGTCGCCCAATCAGCCCACAGAGCAACAGCTCTCGGCATTCCAGGACCTCATCAAGGACCTGATCAGCTTCGCCACGAACAACAACGTCCCGCCGCTCCTGCAGCAGTTTGAAAGCTGGTTCGGCATCCTGCCCCCGCAAGGCAACCTGTACGAGCTCCTGGATGGGAGGTTCACCGTGCCAATCCCGCCGAAGCCGGAAGACGGCCCGCCTGAGACCTCGTTCATCTCGGTGTCCATCTCAGGCGCGACCATCGACAGCAAGGTGGTCGCCGCCCTAACTCCGCTGCGAAAGTGGCCCGAGTAGGGTACGAAGACCCGGCAAATCTCCACGCACGCCTCCGCGCAGACCCGTACAACGCAGCAACCGCCGCACAAATGGCGGCGCTGGCGCAGATCAATCCGCCAGATGACACTGTCGTCACCTTCTATGGGAAGACGTACGGGATCGCGGGGGTGTCCTCGGACTACATCGAGGTCACCGCGGAGTTCCCACGCAATGCGGTAGAGACCGCGACAATCGTCCTCAAGCACTCGGACCCCATGGTCCCGCACGTCATGAAGTGCTACGAAGAGGTTGTCCCGGTCACTATCGAAATCGGGGCCATGCGATGGTCCGGTCGGGTCGACACATTCGATTATGCAATGAAGGACGGTGAATACACCGTCACACTCCAGTGCGTAGGCGACTACAACTGGTTTAACAAGATTCTCGTTTGGCCGAACTGGCTATTGCCAATTCAGGTACAAATTCCCTCACGGGCCGTGTTTATCGGTCCCGCCATCACTTGCCTCAAAACTATGATTGGCGAACAGTGCCTACGCCTGCAATTGGGCATGTGGGAACTGGTCAACAATCTCGGCTCTGGAAACCTCGACTGGCAAGCCTGGTTCGGCACCGCGCTGATGAGCGACGGCAATCCGCTGGACACGCTCATGACGCCCATTGTGGTGGTCCCCACTAATCCGCTATTCGACACATCCCCGTGGATTTCGATTAACGGCCGAATGGACAGCGTCGCCACTCTGGCGGAGCAGACCCTAAAGGACCTCGGTCTGCATCTCACGGCCAGCCTGTGGCTCCCTGGCGACCCCCAGCCCAAGGGCCTCCTGTTCCCGCTGAAGAAGGCGACCATCGTCGTGGACGTGGTCGACCGCAGCGGCGTCACGGGTCCTACCGGCACGTTCATCGACGGTCTGATCAAGGACGTCGTGGACTTGCAGGAGAGCGTCCTGGGCAAGGTGCTGGCGCCGTTCCTCAACCCCGGCAATGCCTACGCCCCCGAGGGTGTGAACATCGCCCCGACTCTTGGCGTGAACTTCGTGAAGCCATGGGCGCTATTCGTTGACCACCCGCGCGGTGGCCTCACCGAATTCCACCTAAATGGCCATCACCCATTGGCTCATACCATTATCGGTGGCGGTAAATCACCTAAGTGGCTAAATGATTTGATAAATGCGACAATGTCCTTTTTTGTCGACATTATTCAAATTGTTATTGGCATAACCGGCGTTCCAAGCGGCATTTTCGATGGCACATTCGATGACATTCTGCTGGCCTTCCAGCTGATCGAGAACTTCGACCGTCGCAAGAAACTCGGACCCTTCGGGTACCCCGAGTATTTCGTGCAGACCGGCGCCTCCGCATACACCTTGGACGAATGGTTCGCCCTTCGCTCGGGCATGTGGGACACGCGCGGTTATCACAGCGTCCAGCTCACCTTCGAGAATGGCTACCCGTACACCATCGGGAAGGACCTCTTCGTCGGCGGCCTGGCGTCCTTTGCGATGCTCGACAAGCTCTACACCGACTACGTCGAGAAGGTCGTCTTCAAGGACAGCGCGAGCGCGCGCAACCAAGTCCAAGTGTTCATCGGCGATGGCAAGGCGCAGGAATCCCCTGTGGCCAAGTTGCAGCGCCGCATCACCGGCTTCCAGGAATTCGTGCAAATCGTCACGATGAGCAACCACTAAGGAATCAGTTGTCTATCTCAATGGACGGCAACGACCTGATCTGGGACGGGGAAGTTCGCATCACGAACTTCACCCGTTCCGAGACGGGTGTTGTCACTCTCGTGCTCACTCCGCGTGGCGGCGTGGGCGCCCTGCCCGTCATGGCGCAGGGTGAGCCCGGTAAGCCCCCGGTGATCGACAGCGTCGAGGTCGGTGAAATCCCCCACGGCGAGGACCTCCCCGACGTCGAGTGGACGCTGGTGACCCCGGCCGCGGACGGCAACCCTCCGCACTACACCCTGAAGTTCTACGTCCACGCGGGTGAGAAGGGTGAGAACGGCGACAACGCCACCATCATCGGCGCCTCGGACGTATCGGGAACTCCCGCAGACGGATTCATCCTCCAGTACGACGAGGCCACCCAGAAGATGGTCTGGGTCGCCAGCCGCATCAACGGCCTGTACGTGCCCACTTCCTTCTCCACGGACACCGCGGGCAGCGCCGCGCGCAAGCAGATCGCCTACGTCCGCATCCCCGGCACCGACCAGCCCAAGGAGTGGCGCCCCCTGGTGTGGGCACAGACCCAGAACACCGGCACGGCCGCCACTCGGGTGAACCTCGAGTGTCGCATTGACGACCCCACCACGGGGCCTGTCGTGGGCCGCTACTACGGCATCGCCGGGGCGACCCCGCCTCCGATGATCCTCATCCCCGCGTTCGACAGCGCCACCACCAAGGTCACCAAGAGCTCCACCTACACGGACATCTTCCTGGTGGCCGTTCAGGTGGAACCCGTTGGCGACAACTGGGTTTGGAACCCGGAGCGCACCACATTCACGGTCAAAGTCGACCAGATCAAATAACTGAACAGGGGGAGTCATGACATATCCGGTTACCCCGGACCCGTCAATCCACAACGTCCCCGCCCGCAATCGCGCGCAGGACCAGCAGCAGATCATCAACCAGCTGCGAACCCTGTTCCTAGCCCTCCCCAAAGCCATCCTGAGCCAGGTCGTTGCCTTCATCAAGCAGACGACGGGCATCGACCTCTCAGGGTTGCTCAACTTCCTGGAGGGCGTGTTCGGCGGCATCAATCTGCTCAACCCCCCGAGTCCCGCGGAGATTTGGCGTGGCGTCGTTCAGACGCTCATCCAGCCCCTCAACCTTCTCATCGGGCCGAATTCGCTTCTGGGCCACCTCTTCCGGCAGCTTCAGGCGCCCGAGGTGGTCAACCTCCTGCCCGCCTCCACGTTCGCCAGTGGCTCCATTACCGACAACACGCTGTTCACCGTCGACCTCGGCCACTCCCGCAGTTCTGATGGGTCGGGCGCCGCCAAGGTCATCGCAGACGGGGAACTCAAGACGATAACCAGCGGCACCAACCCGCAGGACGTCATCGTGATTGCCCCCGGCACCACCGTCTCTGGCACAGTGTTCGTCAGCCACGAGGGCTACGAGGGCACGGGGGTGGCCATCCGCCTCCTCCTGGTCCCGTTCGCCGACGACGGCGAGCCGGGTGAGCCCATCGAGCTGGCCTCCTACGCGCCCGCCTCCGCGGACATGGAGTGGCCCGGATTCGAGCTGACCGGGTCCGAGACGCTGCCCGAGGAAGTCGTCGGAGTGCAGCTCCGCATCGAGGTGACCGAGGAAGCCACCGCAGGCACCTTCTACCTCGATGACGCGAAAGTCGTTCAGTCAGGCAAGATTCAGCCCAGCTGGATCAGCGGCCTGACGGACACGATTGACGACATCCGCGGACGCATCCAGGCCATGCTCGACACAATCGTCAACACGCTGCGCGGCGCCGGATCGGGCGTGCTCAACACGTTCGCCGACCTGGTAGACGTCCTCAAGAACATCAACCCAGCCAACATCCTCGGGTGGTTCGGCGCGGCTACCATCCCCGAAGCGTTCCAGAACTTCCTGGACGCCATTGTCGGTGGCGCCGTGGGCCAGCAAGGTTCCGGCGCCAGCCTGGCGGACGCCTTCAACGTGTTCCTCAAGATCGCGTCGGACGCCGCCAAGGGCCTGTTCTCCTGGGACCTACTCGGCGTGCGCACCAACAAGCCGATCAACCGCGGCCTGATCAAGTCGGAGCGCTCCAACTTCAACTTCTCGGAGATCACCGACTGGCTCGAAGTCACGCAAGAGAATTCACTCATCGCGGTGGACAACATCGAGGAGTCGATGCCACTGGGTGTCATCTCCTGGATTGGCTACGGCACCGTGGGCCTGACCGCGTTCTACGTGAACGTCTACCAGGTGCTGGAAAACGGCGACTTCGAGCTGGTCCACCACTCGCCCAACATTGTTGACCGGCTGTCCGGCAACGAGGCGCCGGGAGAGTTCCAGCGCTACGAGCTGGATGAGGCCCTACCAATCGAGATCACCGAGGCATACGCCTACGAGCTGGTGCCCGTGGGTGGCTCGCACTGGGTGCGCGGCATCATCTCGAAGATTCCCTTCGACCCGAAGACGACTCTCGTCTCCTTGGCCGCATCCCGCGACAACACCGCGGACCCCGACAACCCGCCCGAGCTGATCGCCAAGCTCGACATCACCCGCTCATTCAACGTGCCATGGGTCGGCATCGCAGTCGACACCGGCAACGGGGGAGATCACCACGACCCGCAGCGCATCGCGCTCGCTGGCGCCACGGAAATTCCCATGCCCGCATGGGCCAACGCGGTCGACCTCATCGGCGTCGGCGGCGCGGGCGGCGGCCGCCAAGGCTCCCTCACCAGCAATGGCGAGGGCGGCGACCCCGGCAAGTGGGCAGCTGCCACCCTTCTGCGCGGCGTCGACTTCGACGGACCCGTCATCATCCAGTTCACCCCCGGCGACGGGGGCTCTGGCGGCACAGGCGTCGGCGGCAAGGGTGGCGACACGGTCTTCACCCTTGGCGACAACACGGTGACCGCAGAGGGCGGCGCGGGCGGCACCTCGCTCAGCCTCCTTGGCACCTCGGTTGGCCGCGGACCCGTCCCGCTGGAGTACAACGGCGAGACCTACGTAGCTGGCGCGGACCAGAAGGTATTCAGTGGCCCCGGTCAGGCCCCTGGCGGCGCTGGCAACGGCGGCGACCGCTTCTTCAACAACGGCGGCCATGGCGCCCGCGGCGGCGGTTGGGTGCGCTTCTACAAGGTTGAGTCGCCCGATGAGACGACTCCGCCTGAGCCTATCGACACCACGCCACCGACCCCTCCCGAGACGGTGATCGTCAACACCACCTACTCGGTCATCACGGTGCGAGCGGAAGGAGGTACGGACGAATGATCGTCGCGTACAACGTATATGACGCGGACACCAACCTGAAGCTGAACGAGCAGCCCATCCCCATCACAGAAACGTGGGACTGGGTTGGTCGCTCAGCGGGGACGCCGTACCGGATCTACACCACCAACGTGGATGCGGCCGGATGGGAGTCTGAACCAGGCCCCGTCAAGGAGGTGTCCACCAAGGAGTTCGTCCCCACCGAAGGCCCCATGCCCTCTGACCTCACCTCCGTCATTGACGAGATCGTGGCGGAGGGTATGGCCACAGGGGCGGGGCCAGGCGTTGGCCTGTATGTGACATCGCCGCAGGGCTACTACCTGAAGACCTACGGCATCTCCACCACAGGCGTGCCGCTGACCCCGGACATGCACTTCCGCATCGGTTCGGCCACTAAGCCGTTCACGGCCACCGCGGTGCTCATGGCAATCCAGGACGGGCTCATCTCGCTGGAAGACACCATCGACCAGTTCGACACCCCGGAGTTCAAGCTCAGCGACATCGACCGGGCCAACGAGATCAAGATTCGTCACCTGATGATGATGCGGTCGGGCGTCTTCAATGAGCAGCGAGACCTGACGTTCATGCTCAACTTCGCCCTGTTCCCGAAGTCGGGATTCTCCGACCAATCCTGGTTCAACGTTCTCAAGAGCCATAAGCTGGTTCGTGACCCGGGAACCGAATTCGAGTACGTCAACGGCAACTGGTTCCTCATCAGTCTGATCCTGAAGGCGGTGCGCGGCAAGCACATTCGACAAATCCTCTACGACGATATCATCAACCCGCTGGGTCTGACGGAAACGTCCTGGCCCGCCACGGCGGCGATGCCCGCCCCCTACGCGGTGGGGCATGACGGACTCCTCGGCGGCATCACCACCGAGACTCATCCGACGTGGCCGCACTGCGCCGGGTCGATTGTGTCGACGCTGACCGACCTGCATAAGTGGTGTGGGCACATGCGAGACGCCACGCTACTGACCCCCGAAATGGAGCAGCTGCGCGACTCGATGTTCTGCCCCATCCCATCGGGAAGCCCCTTCGCGCCGCCAGAGTACGGCTACGGCCTGGCCTGGTACGACTATGGCGACTGGAAGGGTCATGCCGGATCGTGGGTGGGCTACGAGTGCTCACCGATGTACCACAAGGAATCCGGCACGATCATCGTCTGCTACGAGAACTCGCAGAGTACCGGCACCAACGGCGTTGGCGTCCAGACGTTCTCGCAGATTTTCCCGCAGATCGCCGAACTCCTTGTCCCGGGCTCTATGCCGGTCAAGGAGTACGCCTCGTGCGCCATCTCATCTGACCCGTTCCTCGGTAAGCCCGCCCCGGCCAACCTCGGCTACAAGGGCGTGTCCACTCCCATTACCGGGCTCGGCGGTGGTTCTGTCAACTTCACCGCGGCGGCCAACGCTGACGTCTTCGGCTTCGTTACCTGGGACCGCAGTGGGCCGGTCCCCACCGCCACCTATGGCGGCGAGGACATGGAGCGCATTGCCGTTGAGTATCACAGCGGCGACTCGGCATACGGTGGTCAGGCCCTCTTCCGAATTCCCAACGCGGGAACGGGGGAGGCGAAGTCGTTCAAGGTGTCTGGCAGCGGCTACGGATGGCACACCGCCTACGCGGTCGCCTTCGAGTCCGTGGTCGGCGTCGAGGGACCTACAACCAACTCTGGTCTTGGCACCGTCCACTCGCACCCGGTGGAGGCAAGCTCATCCGGGCTCGTCCTGCAAGCGTTCTCGGCGGGCTACGGGTACTCCAACATCGACACGATCACAGGCGCGCGCTACCGGGCGAAGTACACCGGCGTCGCGCCCCTCCTGGCCGTGAACACCACCAATCTCACGGGCGACATCTCGACTATCTCCTCCAGGGATAACCGCTGGGCGTCCATCGCGGTGAACATCACCGTGGCGCACGACATCGAGGTCACACCGCCCCCATTCGAGCTGACCCTCAACGGCGGAACCCCGGTGATCGAAATGGACGTGGCCAACAAGGTCATCACCCCCGCAGGGTTTGACCTCGGCATGATCATGGGCGAGCCCAGCGGACAGAAGATCACCCCCGAGTCGACACCGCTGACCCTGACCTGGGGCACGCCTCAGATCGAGGTCGCACCGTCCTTCATCCCGTTCACTGACGTCAATATCGAACACACCGACGAGCCGGTACCGGCAGGCACCACAGGCGCCTGGGTCACCCTCGGTGGCGCTGGCGGCGGCGGCGGCTCTGGTCGCCGATCCAACTCCGGTTACCGATACGGCGGCGGCGGTGGTGGTGGTGGCGCCTACGTGGACCGCATCTTCGTCCCCGTCGAGCTCATGGGCTCCACCTATTCGGTGACGCGCGGCAGCGGCGGCAGCGGCGGCGCTAAGGTGCTCACTTCTGGAGATGGGCGCGGCGGCGCCAACGGTGGCGCATCCGTCTTCTCATCCGGCAGCGTCGTCATTACCGCGAACGGTGGCGGACATGGCTCGGGCGGCACCAGCTCGTCCAGTAGCGGCACGCGGGGCCTCGGCGGCACGGCAACGGCTGTGGGCATCACTGGCGTCACTGCGTCACTGCTCTCTGGAGCCAACGGCGGCAACGGCGGCAGTAGTCCTACCAGCGGTGGCAGCAAGACCGACGGCGCTGGCGCTGGCGGTCGAGGCGGTGGCGGCAAGAAGTCCAACGACAAAACCTTCAACGGCGGCAACAACGGGACCAGCGACGGCCCCGCGGGCAACGGCGGCGGCGGATCGAGCGGCGGCAGCGGCACCGGCACTGACGCAGGTGACGGTGGCGATGGCTACACCAAGATCGAATGGTCCAACCTTCCGAACGGAGGTGTATAAATGGCTGCAGGCTGGTGGGTTGAGAAGGTCGTCAAGCCCCAACCCAAGCAGCTGACCCTCACCATGGGGACGCCCATCGTGACGCAGACGAACGATGTCCTCGTCACCCCGGCGCCGATGCACTTCGACCTTGACTGGGGAACCCCAGTCAATGGCCTGGCGGTCACCCCGGCTCCCGCGGAGATGGAGCTCGCGTGGGGCACTCCCGTTGTAACGCAAGGGATTAACATCAACCCGCCCGGGGCTGGGCTCACACTCACCCCGGGCACCCCCGCGGTCATCTCCACGGCAAACCAGTTCATCAAGCCCGCAGGCAAGGACCTTGCATTCAGCTGGGGGGTCCCAGTGGTGACGACCAAGCCTAAGCCAGCCTTCGGGTCTATTAGCTCGCTAGTCGGCGGAACTATCGGACCCACGGTCGGTCTCAACGCACCCGCGGGCGCTGACGTGTTCGCGCTGGTCGCATGGGACCGCTCAGTGACCGGCGTAACTGGCATCACCTACGACGGTGTCGCCATGGAGTTCGTGGCCCAGCTCAATCACAACAACACGCCAGCGAACGGCAGCCTCGTCATATACCGACTGGCAGGCGCAGGCACGGGCTCCACGGAGACCTTCTCGGTATCGTCATCGGGCTCTTCCTGGTACATCCTCGGTGGAATCTCCTACACGAACGTAGGCGCCATCGGAACGCCGGTGACGACATACGGAGTTGGTGACACAGCATCCCAAGCGCTCACAATTCCGTCGAACGGCGTTGCCTTGCAGGTGGTTTCATCAGGTAGGGGGAGCGCCTCAGTCGGCGAGTACACCTCGTTTTCCGGGGTGACCAACCACGCGCATAACAGGATTAACGGCGCGGTAACGATGGCAATCAACACGGTTTCCGCGTCAGGCGTGGCGACCTCAACGGCCACGTCAACGACCAACCCCTGGGCGGCCATCACAATCCCTCTCACGTAACCCCTCCGCATCCGAAAGGCCCCTCGAAATCCGAGGGGCCTTTGTCATACCCATGGAAAGGAACATCCAATGGCCGCTGGTCCATGGACTCCCGTCAACTCCACTCGCACCAACCTCCTCAACGGCACCTTCGACCTCGACAGCGACTCGTTCAAGGTCGCCCTGGTCACCTCGTCTGGCAACATCAGCGCCTCCACCACCGCGTGGTCTGGCGTCACTGGCGAGGTCGCCTCGGGCAACGGCTACACCACGGGCGGCGAGTCAGTCACCCTGTCCCTCACGGGGACCACCTCGGTGGCTGTCACGTTCGCATCCAACCCGGTGTGGACGGCTTCCGGCTCGGGCATCGCCGCCAAGTGGGCAGTGATCTACGAGGTGGGCGGCAACGTGCTGGCCTACGCTCTGCTGAACTCTGATGGCTCGACGTCGACCACGACCGATGGCAACACGCTAACGGTCAACAGCTCTGGGGCGAACTACATCTTCACCCTGGCGTAGGTCGACCGGCCGCGCGCAGCTGATACACGCGCGCTTTCGAGATGTCGAGCGCTTCCGCGACCTGCTGCCAGGTGCAGCCAGCTTGCATGGCTTCCCACACCAGGCGCGGGAGCTCGGCATCCAACGCGGCGCGCTTGCCCCTGTTGGCGCGAATGCGGTCAAGCTCGGTCACAGATCGCAGTCTAGCAGGGCTTGACTTCTGGTCTAGTTCAACTAGACTGTAGCTAACGCACCGACCTGACGGGTACAGATTGGAACCCTTGCCCGCCAGGTCGGCCCAACCCCCAACACAGGAGGCAACACCATGTTACGCAAACTCGTCGCAACCGTCATCGCCGCCGCGGCCATCGGCCTCGGAGCTCCCGCTGTCGCGCAGGCTCAGCCGCACATGTGTGACAACCACGGCTTCGGTTCCGGCATGATCTACAAGGCGGCCTGTGGGTCGGGCTCGGGCGGCGCGGCCGCGGAGTGGACCTACGCCAAGAACCCTGACGGCACCGACAAGATGGAGTGCGGCAAGCACGTCTACAAGATCGCCCGCCACAGCGGCGGCGGCCGGTACGGCGTCGAGACCACCGATCCGTGGTGACCTGAACCCACAACTGAATATCGAAGAAAGCCCCTGAGTTTCGGCTCGGGGGCTTTCGCATTGGGGGAACATTTTGAGTGTAACTCGCGCGAACGTCGAAGCGACGAAGCGCTTTATCGGAGAGCGCGTCGGCAACCCGTATGTGTACGGCGGGGCGCTCTCGCCCACGAACGTCCACCAGGGCACCGACTGCTCAGAAGTCTGGCAGACCGTCCTGGAGATGATCCACGGCCGGTACCAGCCGGGACGCCAGTCCGAAGGTGCCACCACCGAGTCCTACCGGCGCAAGCGCCAAGGCGGTTCGCTGCCTGACGGCGTGCGTGGCCCATTCGGCACTGTGGACGTGAACCACTGGAGCGAGATTCCCGCGGACGCCGCGGTCAAGCTCGCCTTCCATCACGGCCCTGGTGGCGGTGCGAACTCCCACATGTGGGGCGAGCTCGACGGCATGCTCATCGAGTCCGCGGGCTCCAAGGGCCTGGTCACCAACGGCCGCGCCATGACTGTCGACAACTCCTACGCCACGGCCTGGGCCTACCTGCCCGGACCCATCGTGGAGGACGGCACGCCGCCCGCCGACCCGCTGGAGCCCCGCGACACCCTGTACGCGGACGTCTCCGAATGGCAAGTGCCGGTCGATGATTCGTACCCATACTCCACGATCTGCATCCGGTCGAACGACGGGACGCACAAGGACCTGGACTGGGCGCACAACTACGACTGGTGCAAGCGCAACGCGGACAGCGGCAAGCTGAAGTTCTTCATGGTCTACTTCGTGTGGCGGCCGAACTGGCAGGACGCAGTCCGCACGCTCAAGGAGCAGATCGGCACACCGCATCCCAAGATGGCCATCATGCTGGACATCGAGTCCTGGGGCGGGCAGATTCGCGGCAATCAATCCGCTGGCATCAACGCCGCTTTCGAGGACATCGCAGCGTGGCTGGGGGACCGGCGCCGAGTGTTTGGCTACGGCAACGTCGGAGACCTCAACAGCATCTGGCCGCAGAAGCCCGAAGGCATTCGCCTGGTGGTCGCAGCCTACGGCTCCAATCCGTCCTACCCGGGGAAGATCGCTCACCAATACACGAACGGTGAGGGCTACGGGGCGCGCGACGGACTGCCCGATGGTGCAGCTCCCTTCGGCAAGTGCGACATGAACTCTGCGGACGGCCTGACCGCAACGCAATTCGCTGCGGCGCTTGGCATTTCCGTTACAACTGAAGAGGACGACGACATGGCAAAAGTCCCGCAAGATCAGTGGGACCGCGTCTACCGAGAGCAGACGCAGAAGCACCCCAGCCGGTCACCGCTTCGTCACCTGGACGAGGGTGTAATCGACACCTGGTGCGGCATCGACCTGAACGTAGACGGCAACGTCCACGTCGTGGTCGTGAAGGCTCTCGCAGAGATGGGTCACCAGCCCTCCATCGCGCTCCTGTCCGAAGTGGCAGGCGCCGACCCGATCAAGTACCCAGACCGGCAAGAAGACCGCGCGCTGGCACTGCTGATCCTCAACTGGGTCGCCAAGGTCAATCCGCAGGCACTCCAGACCTACATCGACTCACAGAAGGCATAACTCATGGACAAGATTCGCCAGTACTACTACCTCGCGGCGGCTGCCATCGCGGGCCTCATCCCGATCCTCAACATCCTGCACGTGCTGAGCGACGACCAGATTCTGAGCGTGAACCAGATCATCGCCAGCATCGGCTCGCTGATCGGCGCCGCGGGTGTCGGCACGGCCGGTGTGATCCTGGGCAAGCAGCGCAAGGAAGGCGTCCTCGAGAAGCTGGACCCAGCCGACAAGGTCGTCACCGGCATCCAGGAAGCGGTCACCGCGGCGGCCCACGCCAACGACCAGCTGGACCGCGTCAAGGAGGTCGTGAACACGCTCAACCCGGGCACGGTCATCGGCAACCTGGTGGAGCAGGCCATCGCAGCGGCAGCGCGGCCTCGTGTCTAGCCCGGACGAACTCAAGGCCATCGACCTGGGGGTGGAGCTCAACGGCGACCCCCAGCCTTGGCGCTTCGTCAAGGTCCGCCACAACCGGGAGATTGGCGACATCGTCACCGATCCGGCCCGCGGCGAGTGGAACTCGGACCACAACGGCAAGCACTACGAAGGCACCACCGCGCAGGCGGAGCACATCGTGGGCATCGCTGAGCAGATCGCGTGGACGCACATCTTCTCGGATGGCGTGAAGCGCGACGCGGGCGACGTCCTGATCGCGCTGGGTGAGTTCCTGGTGGCCGCTGGCATCTTCGACGCCCTGAAGGGGGCCGAGGAGAAGTGACCACCTACGGAGAACTGAAGGCTCTCCGTCTTGGTGTGAAGTACGTTCGCCACACTCTCTTCACGGTGGCGGGGACCTGGGCCGACATGTGGTCCGGGTACCCCGCCGACGTCGCGCGGCTGGTGGATGAGGACCTCTTCCGCTGGCAGCCTGTGTGGTACCCCGCCTCGTTCGGCCCGGTCGGCAATCCGCTGGGCCGCTCGTACCAGGAGTCCGTCCAGGACGGCGTGAAGGAGCTGATCAGGCTCATCAACGCCACGCCTGGCACGTTCGCCTTGGTGGGATACTCGCAGGGCGCCGAGGTGGTGTCCCGGGTCCTCTTGGAAATCCTGTTCGGGTCGCTGCGGCATCGCCTGAAGGACTTCATCGGCGGCGGGTGCTTCGGCAACCCGTACCGCGCGAAGGGTGTCAGCTACCCCGGTAGCGGCCTGCCGACCTCGGGACATGGCATCGCCCCCGTCAACCTGGCTCCTGACATTCTCCCCGCGGAGATGTGGGAGGAGTGGTGGAACGAGGGCGACCTGTACGCACAGAACCTCGACGGGAAGTCTGGCGAGATAATCACCAGCTTCTACGACATCCTCACCAAGCTGCAGTTCCACGACATGCTCGGCCTGGCCGTGAACATGTTCAAGGCGCTAAGCAACGACAAGGGCATCATCGCGCAGGTGATGCGGGTCCTCGCGGTTCCGCTGCCGGGTGTCATCGACGCCGGTCGCGCCGCGGTGTACGCCGGGACGTTCGCCGTCCAGGGCACCCGCCCGCACATCACACTGGCTGAGACCGGCCGCGTCGCGCGCGCCGTGTGGCACCTGAACCGCATCGGCGCCAAGACATTGGCTCGGGCCTCATGACCGGCGAGTGGATCACCGTCGTTGCGGGCCAGTGGCCGTGGCTGATCCTGGTGGCCGTCTTCCTCATGCTCATCCCGCAGGCGGTTAAGGCCATCGAGACCGTCAAGGGTCTGTTGGCGCCGCTCTTCGAGCGCTTCACTCCCGCGGCGAAGCGCAAGGACAAGCGCGACGACATTAACGCCAAGGTCGCCGACCTGGAGGCGCAGGTCACCTTCCTCACGGAGCAGGTGGCGAACCTCCGCGCGCGTGACCGCATGTACTGGGCCTGGGTGATCTCAGACCAGGAGTGGCACCGCAAGGTCGAACTGGAAGCGGCCGAGCGCGGCTGGGAGCTTCCGCACCATGTCTCATTCGATGAGTTCTACGACGAGTGGATCATTCAGCACCCCATTCCCCGTCCCTACCAGCTCTAGGAACACGTGAAGGTAACGATTTACACCAAGCCGGGGTGCAAGCCCTGCGAAGGCACCAAGAAGATGCTCACCAAGAAGGGCATCGAGTTTGAAGCCGTGGATGTGACTGAGGTCCCGTCCGCGGCCAAGGTTGTCACCGACCTCGGGTACGCAGGTGTGCCCGTCGTCGTGGTCGACTGCGGAGACGAGGCCAGTTGGACTTGGCACGGGTTCGCCCCGAGTCAGATTGAGAAGCTGGCCAAGCTTCAGTAATTCCCGCCCATCCAGCAGGACACAGATGGACGAACTCCGTCACCCCGGGTAGATGTGCCCGACAAATAAACCAGAGCCCCAGAGCTCGCCTCCCGGCATCAACGGCGTTCCCCCCGAATGATGTGTCAGGTCGTAGGCGAGCCTGGGGCTCTTTTTCGTCACTAGGCGGCGCGAGCCTTGTATCTGACCCTCGCGTCGGCAGCGCACTGTCGGCATTTCCTCCGGTCGGGTCGACTGGGGTGCGTATAGGTGTTCTCGGGAGTGTATAGGTGCCCGTTTCGGCACTCGTCCCTCTCTCGCAGTCGCGCAGCCGCGGCGCCGGGGCTCGTTGGCCTGCCGTGCTTGACCTTGTCCGCCTGGTTCGCCTTGGGCGTGTCCCAGCGCAGATTGCTTAGCCGGTTATCCCCGGGAGTGCCGTTGTTGTGGCACGCCTCCATACCTGGCGGGCACGGCCCGACGAACGTCTCCAGCACCATGCGATGAACGCGCTGCTTGCGAACTGTCCCATCCGGGTAGTAGATATTGACCCTGCGGTAACCACTCGGGGTCCACATCCGCTTTAACTCTTGACCCTTAAACCCGAAGACTCGTCCGTCGTCACTGACCTTATACTTCGGATTGGGTGGATATGGCTTTATCACTTCACCAATGATTGTATCATGCGCCCCGCCTGAGACTCCCACAGCGTTCCCCTTGTGGTTGAGACTCGGCGGGGCCTTCTTTTGCGTTTCGGGCCGGTGTAGCTTCACCGCTTAGCTGGAAAACCGGAAGTTCCATCCGGCCTGCGTGTCAATTCACGCCCTAGCTCATCCCAGCACCCGAAGTCTTACGCCGCGGCGGCGTGAGGGTTGTGCGCGCTGCGGAAATCCACCCCCAGACGATCCCGATCAAACTCTGCACCCTTGGCGCAGGTCGCCATGATGCCATCCCAGATGACGGTGCCGCCGACGATGACCTGCCGTGGCACGAAGCAGCGGTGGTCGCAAAACTTGCAGTATGGTCCCATGCCTATCCTGAAAACTCGGGCGCCGCGGTGGCGCGCTTCTTCGGTGTGGACTTCTTCGGCTTGTGCGCCTCGGTGTACGCCTCCTCCACCTCGATGGGGATGCGGCCCTTGGGTGACACGTTCCAGCCGTTGTTGTTTGCCCAGTCCCTCATGGCCTGGAGTTGTTCGGGGTCTCGCTTCGGCGCCTTCGGTGCGGGCTTGGGAATTCCCGCGCGCTTCGGCCGCCGCCCCTTGTCGAAGTAGGGAGCAAGAAGCTCCGCCAACTCCTTGCCATTCTCGGTGGACAAGTCGATCTCTACGACGTCGTCATTGAGTCGGAGGAAGTGAGTCTTCTCCGCTTCGCTACCGTCAAGATCATCAATGAGTCGATGAATGATCTCGGTTGCCATAACCCTCCCTTACCTTATTCGGTAATAGTGAGGCTATCGGAGATTAATCAGATATACCAGAGCCGGTCGCCATGGCTGTCGTACATGTTGCCCCAGTGGGAGCTCAGCAAGTTGTGGTGACCGCGCATATACCAGACTTGCTCGCCGCGGACGGCAACCACAGTGGCAGGCTCGGTGCGCTCCTGATCCAGGAAGACGTAGTCGCCAATCTGGGGACCGACTTCTCGGCTGGGTTTCATCGTCACGCCTTCAGTTCGTAGTGTTCGGGATTGCGGCAGTCATCACCACACTCGTCGTCGTTCGCCGACATTGCAGAATGTGGTCGCTCGACTTCTCGGGGCGCCTCGCTCCATCCCGACACCCAGCGGGCCTCGTGAGCGATGTGGGTGAGGGGCGAATCCATGTCGGGATCGTGGGAATCACCGTCTTTCGAGTAGTTCTCCAAAGCCCAGGCGGCCTCATCCTCGCTGCGTCCAAGCCACCGGTGGCCGGATTCCTCGACGGGCACCCACTGCTCTTCGCGGGTGAGTCCTCCGAGGGCTTTATCAACCTCATAAGCCACGTGCGCGGTGTGTACGCCGTCGCCTTCCTCCGACCACCCGCAGATGCAGTACTCGGCGCGCACCATGTCGAACCCCACGTCTGCGCCGTTGTAGGCGTGCGCATCGATCACCTCGATCATGAGGTTTTGGGCTTCGCTGCTCACGCTTCCTCCCCGGTATCCAGCGCGGCGAGGATCTGGTGGGCGATGGCGTTGCAGCCGCACGGTGCGCCGACATGCCGATTCGCCAGTTCCCGTATTAGCGTTTCCCGCGCGCGCAAACGCTCAACCTCGGCCACCAGCTCAGGGATGATAGTGCGCGCGGCGGCAATGAACTCAGCCACTGGGAGGTCTTCGCAGTGAGCCACCCATCCGCCGTTTGGACTGTCCACGTCGTACCACTCATCCGCCGAGTCATAGTGGTGGGCTTCGTGAATAATCGGTTCGCCATCTTCGGAGTCGATGGTCCACGGACCATCTCCGATACTTTCCAGCGCGGCTTTTGCGCGGGTTACCGGGTCGCTCATCGCTTCCTCTCCCACGGGTGTCCGGTCCAGTCGATCAGGCTGTTGTAGCCGAGCCCGAACGGGTAGTACCAGCCGTTCTCCATTCGCTTGATGATGAGTTCAAGCTCTTCGCCGGTTCTCACAGCCCGAACCCGTAGAACCACGGGCTTGCTGAGTTCTGTCTCGTTCATCAGGGCACTACTTTCGCCAGGATTACCAGTGCGTCTGCCAGGCCGCTGGCCCGCCCCCCGCTGACTAGGCAGTCCTCTTTGTCGCCGCGGGCCGTGGCTGCTTCGCAGAATCGAAGCCACTTCACGCGCTCGGCGTTGATCAGGTCTATTGCATCGCTCAAGGTCATCGGGTCTTCTCGATCTCTCGGCGAACTTCCGAGTCATCCAGTAGGCGACTCCACGCGGCGGCCGTCACCGGAACGCCCTTGCACGAGTGGATGACTTCAAAGACCCACTTGCCGCAACGCTGACACTCCTTCCGGCCATCGCCAGGGTCGGTGATGGGGTGGCTCATCCCAGCGGCCTCAGAACCAGCCGATCCACACGCGCAGCCCTGTCGAATGCGTACTTCATCAGACACGCTCCCCGGTGCTTGGCATGTAGATCGGTCCAGGCTCACGCTCGCCGTAATGTTCGTCGTCCTCGACGGCGCGCACGTAGATGTCTCCACCCGGGGCCAGAAGAGTGCGAGCCGACAATGGATCGTCCAGCTTCTTGAGCAACGTCTCCAGGTTGCGCCGGGTCAGTTCCAGGATGGGCTTGCCCGGTTTGTTCTCGATGTACTTCACAGCTTCATTCCCCTGAAGTTAAGTCATCTTCTTGTGCGGATGGATGCCCGCGGCCTTCTTGGCGGCGACGGTCAATTGCACCGACATCCCGATCCGGGTGTTGTGCTCCTTGGTGCGGAAGTGCTTGCCGCATTGGCAGCCGGGATTGCATGGTGGCGCGGGCATCAGAGCACCCCCGACTTCTCGATGACACCCTTGATGTGGTGGATGTCCTTGGAGTCCGGGGTCGAGCTGTGGTGATCGGCCACGTACGAGGCGTACCTGAAGACCCGGGAGAGCACCTTCTCCAGCTCCTCCTCGCGCTCCGACTTCTGCGGGGCCTCGCCAGCGGCCGCGCGTCGCTTCTCCAATTCCGCCAAGAGTCCACGAACGTGATCGTCGCTCTCCTGTGTGCGCAGCTTCACCACCTCCTGATGGATGGCATCCCACTGGGAGAAGTCCTTGTCGAGGAAGAGGTTGAGCCTGCTGCCCTGATGGTCGGTGAGGTTGATCACGATGGTGTCGCCATCGAGGCGTTCCACCCTGTCAACCTTCGGGTCGTGGAACATGAGCGTGGCCATTTTTTCCTTCTTTCCCCTAGTGCCGTACCCGACTAGGTAACGACTTGTTGTTCGGTAGGGCGCTCAAGGTGAGTTCCGAAACCGAGGAGATTGTTCGATCAGCGCTGCGCTTGCCGAACGACTCGCCAACGTAGGCCGAGGGCCATCCGGCCTCGGGGCTGACTCGCTCGCTGACGCTCGCAAGTCCGCATAGCGCTCTCTACGTTCGCACTGATTCTCTACGCGAGGACGCTACAGGCTGAATTCACTTCAGGTCAATTCACTTCACTGAATTCTTAGAAACTTCTCAGGAATCGAGGTTGTGGATGGGGCGGCCGAAGACGTCCCGCGGCGGCGCCATAGGCACCGTGTCAGGACCCTCCGGGCTCACGAAAGGCGGTACGTCACTTGACGTTTCATCCGGCACCGCAGCTTGCAGCTTCGCCACTTCAGCGAAGACCGTGCCGACGAACACCAGGAGGACGAAGATGACCATCACCCACCCCAAAACCGCCCCAAACGCGGAGAAGAAGAAGCCCAGAAGGGCCGCGAGGAAGAGAGCGAGGAACGACAGGCTGACGATCCCCCACAGGAACTTGACGACAATCACGGTAGCCCCCTTGAGCTGCACGTTTGTGACGGAATCGAGCGGTTAACTACAGGTAGCTATGTGTCAGATAATGCACGGCACACCGCTCGCAAACCATCTGCGAATACATGGCTTAGGACACCGTAAAAGCTGGTCTAATGTTCCATTAACAGGATTGGGGCCTTCTGCCTCGCACCTGCTCTGACCAGCCTCTTTAGTTGTCCTGGTGTCGATAATACACTAGGACAACGCTCAGGTGTAGGATAACTTTGTGACCGACGATTTGCTGGCAGAGCTCAAGGACTCCTGGCTCATGGAACTGCGGGCCGCGCGCAAGTCCGCCGAGACCATCCGGGCCTACGGCGGTAGCGTGGAGGGCTACCTGAACTTCTGCGTCGAAGGAGAGCTGGCGCCACTGGAGAAGGCCAGCCTGCTGGCGTGGGTCAACTCCATGGCCAGCCTGCAACCGGCCACCGTGCATCTGCGACTGACCGCGGTGAAGCAGTTCATGCGCTGGGTGGCCGACGAGGAAGGCGTCAACGTCGACGGCCTGCTGGTGGTGCGCCCACCCAAGCTGGACCAGAAGGTGGTCAAGCACCTGTCCGACCGCGCCGTGCAAGCCCTGGTGGCCACCTGCGCGGGCAACACCTTCCGCGACCGCCGCGACAAGGCGCTCATCGTGCTGTTCACCGAGACCGGCATCCGGGCCGCGGAGATGCTCGCCCTCGACGTCGAGGACGTCAGCCTGGTCGACTGTCAGCTCACCGTGCGCCGCGGCAAGGGCGCCAAGGGCCGCCGCGTCAAGTACTCCCCGATGTGCGCGGCCACCATCGACAAATACCTGCGCGCGCGGCGCCGCGCTGGACACGGCTCCGAGGGGCCGCTGTGGATCGGCCTGGGGGGAAGACTCTCCTACACCGGAATGAAGTCCTCCCTGAAGCGCAGAGCCGACGATGCGGGGGTGCCAGGCTTCCACCCGCACCGGCTGCGGCACACCTCCGCGGTGCGCTGGCTCAAGGCCGGTGGCAGCGAGGCGGGACTCATGGCCCAAGCGGGCTGGCAATCCCGGCGTCAGATCGACCGCTACATCAAGAGCGCGGCCGAGGAGCTCGCATCGGACGAATTCGACCGACTGAATTTGAGCGTGGAGTAGACACTTCACTGAACTGAAGCTAGGCTGAAGTCAACCGCAATGGGGGCGAGGCAGCAATTGCCCGCACAAAAAGATATGGCCCTTCCGTAGCCACCTCCGGTTCGCCGGGGGTGGCTCTTCATTGCACTGAGGATCAGCATGACCCCCGAAGACCTCGCCCGCCGCGCGACCATCGCCTCCCACGCCTCGTGGGGCAAGACCGTGGACCGCACCGCGCGCACCGCGCCCGCGCGCGCCAAGTTCGAGCAGCGCTTCCTCGACCAGGCGGGCGGAGACCCCCAGCGCGCGGCCAGCCTGCGCAAGGAGTACTTCGCCCGCCTCAACGACAAGTCAATCCGCGCGCGTCGGCGCCGGGTCAACTCACCGGCTCGGCCTTGAACCAGCGCCGCTTGGCCTGCCAGGAATACGCAGACGTCAGGGCGAAGCCGATCCCGCAGGCCGACGCCAGCACCCAGATCGACAGGCTGGAGATCATGTGTGACTGCACCCCGGGGGTCGCCAGGTCGGTGACCGCCCGGGACAGGCAGGCCGCGGCGCCGCAGATCGAGGCGATGAGATAGACCCGCGCAATCGACCGGCTCCTGGGGTCGTGGAGGAGCTTGACGGTTGCGCGGGAGCCATATACGAGCAACCACACCAGCACGACGCACAGCAGTAGCCAGTACAGCCGAAGCCAGGGGAGCTCAGTAGTGGGGGCGGTGAAGAAATCGGGATAGTTCTCCTCGCCCGCTTGAGACAGGGTGAACACCGCCAGCAAGAGCGGCACCGCCAGCGTGGCCGGTGTCTCCACCCAGAGTTTGAATGCGCGCTGTTGGACCTCGGCGCCCTTGAGGCGGCCGATGACATTGAACGCCGCGGCCGACGCCGCCACGATGTAGCAATCGTGCCCGACGTAGTCCTCGAGGTTGTATTGCCCGGTCAGGGAGTGGAGCCACTCACCGAGCGTCGCCGAGGCAAACGGCGACATGAGAATTACAGCTAAGCCTTGAAGGGCGACGTTGATGGTGGCCGCCCTCTCCCAGCTACTCCGCCACGTAAGGCGGCGAATCCACAGGCTCCAGCAGACAGAAGCCAACGTGGCAATGATGAGACAAGCGACGGTCATGTACGTTCCACCCGGATTAAACATTGCTGGCGATCCCTCTTATCCCCAGCGCCGAGGAAAATGTACTCTAAACCGTTTAAGATCGGAAGTAGCTAATTTTCATAGCTAACAACCAAATTCACAGCGGAGGAGCGTCCTCGCGGTACAGGGTGGGCTTAACCTGCTTCGCCGCGCTCATCATGGTGACCACCCCCTTTCTCGTGAGTAGCTGAGGGTCCGCCTCCTCCAGCAGCATCTGCAGCATGGCCTTGACCTCGCCGAGCTCCTTGTGGACGTCCTCGATGGTGGGCTTGCCATCCATCGCGGCAGGGTAGCCACCCATGCGACGGCCCTCTTCGGCGCCGCCGCCGATGTGCTCACCGAACGCCTCGGCGTTGGTCACACTCGGACGGTCACCGTGCTTGCACCACTGCGTCATTGTCGACCCACTGAGTCCAAGCACCTCCGCAGCCTGCGCCCTTGTCAAGCTGCGCCTGCGTATCCAGTCGATTACGTACGTGCTCCAGCGGTCCCGATCTGCGTCGGTCCACTGCTCCTCATTCGACCCCATGCGACACACCCTACCTCACTGAACTGAACTTCATCAAGATGGGTATTTGCTAGACAATCTATGGGACAACGCAAATACCCTGGTAGGACGTTTGACGTACAGGCAGCAAAGGTTAGCAACGTACCCGGTACCGCTGGTTTCGACTTAATCACATGCTTGCGAGCTGCGTTTCGCTGTGCTTTAGTTCACTAAAGCGAACAGAAACCGAAGCCGAAGGAGGGCAACATGTTCGGAATCCTGAGCGACACCATAAGGCGAGTTATCTTCCGCAAGCAAATCGCGGCCGCCATGCAGCGCCACCCCGCAGGCAGCGCACGGCGATGAACGAACTCCTCCGCCACGACGAAACGCCCACCTCCAAGTTCCTGGCCAACGCCTACTACGTGACCATGTTCAGCGCGGTCGGCATCGGCTCTCTTCTCCTCATCCTCGCAGTTCTCACCGGAAGGGCATCATGACCACCGACATCTACGACCGCGACGGGAACCTCCTGCACGCCTCCAGGTTCGACGGCCTTCGCGCCGCAGTGGAAGACGCCGCCTCCCGGGGCATTTCCCTGCAGTGGGCCGATCTCCGCGGAGCCGACCTGTCCCGCGCCTACCTCGCAGGTGTCAACCTGTCCCGCGCCAACCTGAATAACGCCAACCTGTCCCGAGCTCAGCTGCAAGACGCCAACCTCAATGGCGCCTGCTTAATCGGCGCTGACCTGACCTACGCGGGGGCGATCTCGGCCAGCCTTGTCGACGCCAACCTCGTGCGCGCCAACCTGAGCAGTGCAACGCTCCAGTCAGCCAACCTGGCCTACGCCAGACTGTTCGGGGCCAACCTCTCCCGGGCCAACTTTGACGATGCCAACCTGGTCCACGCCAGCCTGATAGAGGCCAACGCCGCTAACGCCTCCTTCGAGGGTGTCAACCTCCGTCACGCCGAACTGGAGCGGATCAAGAACCTCAATCCGCACACGGCCGCCGAGCTGCTGGTCCCGCCCGCGGAAGGCGCCTTCACGGCCTGGAAGAAGGCCCAGCTCGGGAGCATCGTCAAGCTCACCATCCCCGCCCACGCGCAGCGCTCCAATGCCACCAGCCGCAAGTGCCGCGCATCGGAGGCGTACGTCGAAGCCATCTACGACGAATATGGCGCCCCCGTCTCGTCGGCGCGCAGCCTGCACGACCCGTACTTCATCTACCATGTCGGCGCGATTGTCACGCCTCGTGTCGAAGGCTTCGAGCCCGACCGCTGGCAGGAATGCGCCCCCGGCATCCACTTCTTCATCACCCGCAGCGAAGCAGAGGCATACTGACATGGACAAGGCCACCGTCATCGCCAAGCTCATGGACATCCAAGAGCTGTGCAACGAAGCCCTCACCACTGCCGACCACAACAACCCGTGGTCCACCGCCAAGCCCTTGGCCAACAAGATTCTCGGCATCATCAAGGCTCAGTCATGAGCTTCACCAAAACCGACGACGACATCATCGCCGAATTGTCGGAGCAGTTCTTCCTCGAATGCCAGGGGGCGAAGTGCAACCGCGAAGCCGAATACCTTCTCTGGCGCCGCCACGGTAAACGTCAGTGTGGCGCCAAGGTCTACACCTGCAGCGCGTGCCTGCGCGACACCGAGAATCGCTGGATCATCCTGCTCAACTCCGGTGGCGGCTGCGAACGCTGCGCCGAACCGTTCGAGGGTCACCTCTCGGACAACCTGCGCTACATCAAGCTCTGAAAACAACTCAAAATTAGTTCCCGGAACGACTGGACAACCCGGAGATAAGCGGGTAACTTTAGTCCAGTGAAGTTCAGTAAAGCGGGGGAGATGCCTCGCACACGAGGACGAATCTCCATCACCCGAATAGGGACTCACACAATCTTCTGACCGCATTCTGACGGTCAATCTAAAGCTCCAGGAAAGCTGGGCTTACTATCGCGGCGGCGAGAACGCAAACCTAGAGGACAATCTTCAGCAGTAACTCCGCACTGGCTCTGAGCCGTTGAACGTGGCTACGACGAGTTGGGACGAGCTTCTTCGCGCTGTTGTTTTGTCTGAGCGTGTGGCATAAGGCCAGAGAAGACCTCTTACATCTTCTTCCGGGGACGTCATATCCCCGGCGCGCACAGTCCCTGAGAGCATATCCGCTCTATGTGGGATTACCAAGACCACCCTTGAGGTTGAGTCGTCATTGTCCATCACGGTCCCGCTCACATTGGGTTGAGCGTGGCTGAATGGCGACTCCCTCAAGGGTGAAAACACCAACCAAGGAGGGTTTGAATGCTGCTCGCACATTGCTCGGAAGACGAGAAGGTCCTACTGACCGCCTACCTCGCGCTAACCCCCGAGGGTCCTTCCCTCCTTGCCCCGAGGGACGCTGAGTCGACCCTGGCTTCGTACCTCGCCCTTCAGCCCGCCGATCAACCCCTCCAACACACCCCGCCGCCGCAGTACACCGCCGCCCTCGGTGAACTCGCACGCTCATTCCACCACCTGAGTCACCGCCGAAAGTTGAAGCAGGGCAGGGGATTTGCCTCCTTCCACGAGGTCCGCGCCCACCCCCGCTACGGCACCAGCGTCCGCTGAAAAGGTGGAGGCCAAGAAATGAGGTCACGACTCGCCGCCCTGCTCGGTCGCCTCTATGGCTGGCTGGAAGAACAACTCTTCGATCCCTTCCCTGACGCTCTCTCTGAGCTCTGGCCTGCCGAGTAGGTACCCCATGGCCGAGGACGTCAAACATCCGCACCACTGCGGAAAATGCACCAAGCGCTGGGGAGGTCTCAACACCTCCCACTGCGGGGCCTGCCACACCACCTTCACCGGCCTAACCGCCTTCGAGAAGCACCGCCACAAAGGCACCTGCCTCACCCCCGAGGCCGCGGGCCTGGCCCTCACCGGCCGCGAATACGAGTGCTACGGCGCCCCAATCACCAACGACCGCTGGAGACCTGATGCACTACAAGCTCAAGTACGACCGCAAGGAAGTGAAGTACACGATCACCGCCCCCGGCGTGCATGAAGAGTTCACCATGTGGACTGCGCATCGGGTGTGGGACTGGATTCAGAATCACCTGACTCCTGGCGACACACTCCACTTCGTCCCCGAGACCTGACCCCACGGGCGCCCGTCCGGGCAACTCACCCTCCTCGCCACAGGGTGTGGGACGCGCGCGCCCAGCGTGGCTGGCTGGGGTCTTTCCTCCTTTCTACCCAGTCAGTCGCCACCCCATTAGAGACCCCCACCAAGGTTCCCTCCTTCCCTTGGTGGGGGTCTCTCCTTACTTCCCAAGGAGATTCACCCATGAAGAAAACCCTCATCGCCGCCGCGCTCGCGGCCGCCGCACTACTCACCCCGTCCTGCTCGCTGATGAGCCACCAGGTCTACACCGACTGCACCGTGCAGGCCAAGGACACCCTCCTCGACGGCAACGGCGACGGCGGCGTCACGCGCACCAAGCGCGTCACCACCACCTGCGGCGCCTTCGACGTCGAGGACTCCCTCGCGGGCGGCTTCAACTCGTGGGACCTCTGGACCGCCCTGGAGGTGGGCAAGACCTACGACATCGAGACGGGCGGCCCCCGTGTCGGCTTCTTCTCCATGTTCCCCTACGTCACGAAGGTCACCGCGAAGTGAACACCATCGAGATTCTCGAGAAGGCCAAAGAGCTCGCCCCCGAGAAGTGGGATGAAGGGGCTTCACTGGGCTATTCCGACTCCCCCTGCTGCATCCTCGGCCTCGTGGGACACGCCCGCTTCGGGGAGAGTTGGGATCACTCCTACATCTCCCTAGATGAGGATGGGGACGCCGCCGCCGCGGTTGAAGCCCTCGCCGCGGTCTCCCTCCCCTATGGGGGAGATGCCCAGGAGAAGGTGTACCGCCACAACGACGCCCACCTGAAGACCGTCGCGCAGGTGCAGTCCTTCATCGACCGCGCCATCGAGAATCACCGGGGATGACCGACTACACGGTCAAGCGGAACTACAAGGGGCAGGTGCTCGTGGCAGCACCGGACGCCCCGCCCGTGACCGGCGAATGGGTTGTGTCCAAGGACGGCAAGGACTACTTCCGCACCGAGAAGGGCCGCTCCGACGTCGAGCCATACTCCCGCACCTCCAAGGCGGGGGAGCACCTCAAGGGCAGCGGTGAAGCGCTCAGCAACTTCGCCGCCTCCATGGCCGCCCTCGGTGTGGTGATGAACGACAGCGTCCACTCCGAGCTGGCCACCCTGATCAACGAGTACGACGGCGACCCCTACTACAAGGGCGACGACGGCGGCTGGAAGTCGGGCAAGAAGCGGCTCCTGGAGCAGGTGGACATCGCCCGCAAGGTGGCCGGTGCCTCCTCCGCGTCGGCCAAGGGTACCGAGTTCCACAAGCTCGCGGAGATCGTCAACAAGGGCAAGACGCCCACCGTTGTCCGCGAGGAACTCAAGCCCCGCCTCGCCGAGTACCAGCGCCGCGTCTCCAAGGTCAAGTTCCTCCGACAAGAAATCCTGATCGTCAATGACCTCATCAAACGAGCAGGGTCCATCGACTACCTCATGGAGCTCCCTGCAGGACTCCGAACGCCTGATGGCGTCACTCATGACGAGCCCATCATTTGCGCCGGGGACCTCAAAACCGGCAAGTGGGATCGAGACTATCCCGCTGGCGTATATGCACAGCTATTCGGCTATGCAGGCGGCTTCCGGTACAACCAAGAAACAAATGAGCGACTGCCTCTCCACCCGAACTTCAATGATCGGTGGGCGGTCCTCGTGCATTACCCCTTGGTAGTGCCCGGTTCCACCGTCGAATTCTACTGGCTGGACATGGAAGTCGGCCGCGAAGCCGCACTCCTCAACAAGCGCCTTGACGACATGATCAAGTACTTCCAGTCGACCAAGGGCAAGCCCATTCACTTCGAGTTGGAGTCAACATGACCACCGAAATCGGACAGAAGATCATCACCAAAATCCGTGAGATCGCTGCGGAGAAGCCAGACTTCGTCTACCAACCCCCCGTCAATGACTACGCGGACCACTGCGTCTACGTCCACGGCGGGCAGCCATCCTGCATCGTGGGCCAGGCACTGTGGAAGCTGGGCATCATCGGCCCCAGTCTGGAGGTGGACCGGACCCGCATCGATGACACTGAGCCTGGAAGTGGTAGGGGATTGGAGAGCTCACCCAACCGCGCAGGTTCCCGCGGCCTGCTCCGGTACCTCGGCCTGGAGGTCTCCCCCGAGGAGGACGACTGGATTCGTGCCGTGCAGCAGAACCAGGACTGCGAGCATTCCTGGGCAGATTCAGTGAAGTGGGCCGACTCCACGGGGGATGAGGATGCCTGACGAAGCCCAGACCGGCCCACTCGCCGAGGACCCCGCCCCGCACACGCCCACTGTCTTTGAGGCGTGGTCGCGCGTCATGTCCGATGTGCAGGCCATCTCCAAGGACTCCCGCAACGAGCAGCAGCACTTCAACTTCCGCGGCATCGACGCTGTCATGAACGTGGTGGGACCGGCGCTGCGCGCGCACGGCGTCACGGTCATCCCGCGCGCCGTCGAGGAATACTCGGAGCGCTACGAGACGCAGCCCCGCGGCAACCGCCCCGGCACCCCGATGATCAACCGCCTTGTCCGGGTGGAGTTCACCGTCTTCGGGCCTCGCGGCGACTGGTTCGCTGGCACTACCTACGGTGAGGCCGCCGACTCGGGCGACAAGGCGATGTCCAAGGCTCACAGCGTGGCCTACCGGACATTCCTGTTGCAGGCTCTGACCATCCCCACCGACGAGCCCGACCCCGACGAGGACGCGCACGAGCGCGCACCCCGCCAGGAACGCCGCCGCGAACCCAAGGACGAGCCGCCGCCGCTGAGCGACGAGAACGCCGAGGGCCGCGCCGAACTGCGCGAGTTCTGCGAGGAGAACAACCTCGACGCCAAGGTGGTGGCGGGCAAGTTCGCCACCGACAACCCTGGCCAGTCCATCCGCACCGCCGACAATGAGACCATCCGCGCCTACATCGCAACGATGAAGGCCGGTCTCGTGAAGGCGGATGTTTAACGGCCCGAGCATCGACCCGGACAATCTGGAACTCCCACCGATCACCGCCAACGAAGTCGATTACTTCGTCGCCCGCCAGCGCGCGCAGGCGACGCGGTCCTGCGACGTCGTCAAGGGATGCACGGTGGGAGTTGGGTGGATGCTCAACCTCCACGAGTGCCATCAGGTGGCTGCGTGCGACGGCCACTACAAGTCGCTGCTCTACACCTACAAGCAGGGCGTGACCGATGGCTGGGTGCGCTGCCCGGATTGCGGCGAGGAGTTCACCAAGCTGCACGACATCATGACGGCAAGGAAAATCTGATGGACGACGACGATCTGCGCTGCAGTTGCGGAAGCCTCTACGACGACTGCGACCCGGATTACTGCTTCGATAACCCGCAGAGCTACTTCTACCCCGAGCCCAGAACATGGGACGACATCGAGGACGACATCGCCAGTGCATTCACTGGCCAGATGAAGAACCTCGATGCCGCATTCACCCGTGAGGCGCCCAAGTACGCACCCACCTGGTGGATGCTCGTCACCGCGTGCCCCGAAGACATCAGGATCGAAGAGGATGTCGAACATGAGGACGTGATTTGTGGTGACATCCGCAGGTCGATCATTACGAACCGCAACCTCTACCTCGCATGGGGCGAAGACAGTCGCCATCCGATCTACGCCTACTTCCAGCGCGTCGACTTCGACAAGCAGCTCTCCTGGATTAGCGACGTGCAGATGGTTGAGCCCCCCGCCTGGGGGCTCTGGATGCCTTCTCTCATTGGAGTGTGATGGACGAGGAAGAGTTCCACCACGAGCCCCTCACCCCGGTGGGCATCGAGAAGCAGATGGCCCGCGCCCTTCACTACGTGAAGAAGGGCACCAAGGTGGTCAAGGAAACGCGCAGCGAATACCTGGCCAAGAAGCGCGCCTACAAGCTGGCCCTCGCCGAGGCTCGCCAGTCCGATACGGGCACGCGGGCTGACCGAGAAGACCGCGCACTCATCTCCACCAAGAAGCTCTGGGAGGAGATGGACGAGGCCGAGGTCGCCATGAAGTACGCCGAAGACAAACGAGACGACCTGGAAAAAGAACTGTCCGCATTGCAGACAGGAACCAAGTTGGTCTCCCAGGAATACAACGTCTCGACAAGGAGATGAGCATGTCAGAACTGAAGCCTTTCCGCTGGGTCATTCAGCGCATCAAGGAACTCGCCGCGGAGAACCCGGAGCGGGTGGCGCACTGCCAATACTTCACGGTCGAGCGCGACGGCAGCACCCAGCCCTGCTGCATCGTGGGCCACGCCCTCGCAGAGGCAGGCATCCGCCAAGAGGAGTCCGGGGACGGCTACCACTACATCGGCAATGACACCGCCTCCACGCTGGCGGGAACCCTGGCGGGCCAGCTCCCATGGGCCGAGTTCGGCTTCGAGTCGCCCGCGGTCAACGAGCTGCGCTGGGTCTCCTTGGTCCAGCACCTCCAGGACGGCGGCTACACCTGGAGTGAGGCCGTCGAGGGCGCGGGTGACATCTGATGGTTGCCGTCGACAAGTCCGGGTTCCACATCAGCAACACCTATATCGGCATGCTGACGGGCCTCTCGCGCCTGTCTCACGTCTACGCGGGCACCGTCCCGTACAAGACCATCCAGCAGCGCCGCAAGAAGAACCGGGCAGCCAAGCGCTCCCGCAAGATCAACCGGAGGCAGCGATGATCAGCGAGAAGTGGCTGGGCACCATCAAGAAGGGCGAGGAGGCCCTCAAGTTCATCAGGGAGGGGCTCGCAAAGCTCAGCGAAGACGGGCACCCTGACGCGGGCATCCTCCGCACGCAACTGCGTCGCTTGGAGTGCGAATTCCGCGATGCGCGTGACGATGGCAGCGGCGACAGCGAGTACAGGGAAATCCTGGAGCTCACCAAGATGGTCTCGGAACGGCTGAAGTGACCCGCGTCGTCTTGGTCACCGGCTCCCGTGACCTCACCGAGGAACACATCGTCCACGAGGAGCTCTACACCGAGGCGCGCAAGGCGGGCGGTCTGCACAACCTCACCGTCCGCCACGGCGGCGCCGCGGGCGCTGACCACTGGGCGCACACCTTCTGCGTGAAGCACCCAGAGGTCACCGAGGACGAAGTCAAGGCCGACTGGAATCGGGACTGCACCGGCCAGTGCTTCCACGGCCCCCGCTACAAGGACGGCAAGCCCTACTGCCCAGTCGCCGGGGTCCTGCGCAACCAGGCCATGGTCGACAAGGGTGCCGACATCGCCCTGGCCTTCCCCCGCGGGCAGGCCCGAGGCGCCAACGACTGCATCAGGCGGGCCAAGAAGGCGCAGATTCCCGTCGTCGTCCGGTGAACGAGAAGGAGTGCCGGGAGCGGGCCAACGAGCGTGAAGCAGGCTACTGCGCGCTCTGCGGCCTCTACCTCCCCCTCACCCTCCACCACCGCAAGAAGCGCAGTCAGGGCGGCAAATGGGACCTGACCAACTGCGTCATGGTCTGCGGCCACGGCACCAAGGGCTGCCACGGCTGGATCGAAAACAACCCGAATGCCGCCGAGGACAAGGGCTTTCACGTCCGCCCCTGGCAGAACCCCGCAGAAACGCCACTGCTCTACCAGGGCAGGCAAGCACTACTCACCGAAGAGGGAACGGTCGAACATGTCAGTTGACGGAGTCGCCAAGCGCGGACCCGAGAAGGGCCGCATCGTCATCACCCTGGAGACCACCATCCCGCGCGCCGTCTGGCCGCGCTACAAGGAGCGCCTGGGCTACGTCTCCGACGCCATCGACTGCCTGCGGGTCGACGTCCAGGACTACAAGGACGGCTACATCAGCCTCGAGGAGCTCATCGCCCTCGCTGACGACGGCGGCATCTCCGTCCAAGTCGGCAAATGAGCGACGTCCAGGTTAGTCGCAACTTCCACAAGCACCCCAAGGTGGTCGCCAGCTCCAATGGCGCCCTCGGCTTGTGGATCAAGGCGCTGTCCTGGTCCCGCGCCCACCGCAAGAAGGGCCACGTCCCCGCGGCCGACGCTGAACTCATGGGCACCCCCGAGGAAATCCGAGAGCTGGTCGACAACCGGCTGTGGGACGTGGTCGAGGGCGGCTACCGCTACCACGACTACGGCGACTGGTACTGGAACCCCAGGACCACCGCGGAGAACCTCGTCTACCACGTCGTGGGCGACGCCCACCCCGACCGTGTCCTGCGCCAACTGGAACAGCAGATCGAAAGCCTCCTGACCGAGGGCACGGAGATCGCGGTTGCTGAGCGCGCGCTGAAGCTGTGGCTGGCGAAACCCAACGCCGGGGTAGCTCTGCTGCCCTACCTCGTTTCCGACGCTCTACGAGCTACAGGGAACGCAGCAATCGAGGAAGCGCTGCGAGACGCCTACCGCACCGGGGACATGACCCCCCTCCTGGAGCACGGCTACATCTACGAGCTCCCAGACCCCGAACCCGGGATGACCATCGAGCAAGTCCGAGCCGCCACCCTGGCTCACAAGCGAGAGCAGATCAAGAAATGGCAACAGGAACTGTGACCCCGCCCACCGCCACCCAGCTCGCCGAAGAGGTGAAGCGCCTCGCCGCCGAGTACCCCGACAAGCAGGCGGCCTGCCAATACTTCGAGTCGGACACGGGAGAGCCCTGCTGCATCGTCGGTCACGCGCTGGCCAAGTTCGGCTACACCTACGCCGACGCCAAGCGTCAATGGAACACCGGCGTCGACGTCGGGGAGCTCTTCCACAAGGGCGTCATCGCCCTCGGCGACGGCGAGAGTTATGACCTCCTCGACGGCCTGAGAGAAGTCCAGAGCGCCCAAGACGACGGCCTCCCGTGGGGTGAAGCAGTGAAGGCCCTGAGTGAATGAGCAACCACCCCAGGACCTAGCCGCCGAGTCAGCAGTCCTCGGCGCCATGCTTCTCTCCAAGAACGCCACCCCGGCCGTCATGGAGATTCTCAAGCCCGAGGACTTCTACCGCCCCAACCACGCCACCGTCTACCAGATCATCACCGACCTCTACATGGCCGGTGAGTCCGCCGACGTCATCACCGTCGCCGCGGAGCTCGGCAAGCAAGGGATGCTGAACAAGATCGGAGCCCCCCAGCTCCTCGACATGCAGCAGAACGTGCCCTCCGCGCTCAACGCCACGACGTACGCCACCATCGTCAAGGACAAAGCCAGGCAGCGTCGCCTCATCGAACTGGGCGACCGCTGCCGCCAGCTCGGCTACACCGACGCCACCACCTCCGAAGAGGTCGACGCGCTCATCGCCCAAGCTGGCCAGTTCCTCTCCGAGGTGGAGCAACCCACCGGCAACGGGCTCGGCTTCGCCCAGCTCGTAGAGAAGTGGCGGACCTGGCAAGACCAGCCCTCCGACGTCATCCCCACCCCATGGCCCGAACTCAACAGGTGGATTCCGGGCGGGGGATTCTCCCCGGGGAACCTGGTGGTCGTCGGCGGCCGCCCCGGCGCGGGCAAGAGTAACGCCGGTCTGAACATCATCTCCAAGGCCGCCGAAGACAAGCTCAAGAGCCTGGTCTTCTCCGTGGAGATGGACGACGTCGAAGTGTTCAGCCGACTCCTCGCGGCAGGCACCTGGTCCCCGCTCTCGCAGATCATCGGCCGCAGCATGGAGAACTCCACGTGGGAGCGCGTCGAGGAATACCTCGACACCCACAAGGACCTCCCCCTGGAAATCCACGACGACGCCTCCCTGCGTGTCGAGGAAGTGGTCTCCCGCTGCCGGGTGCGCAAGCCCAAGGTGGTGATGGTCGACTACGCCCAGCTGATGGAGAACAGCAACCCCAAGTGGGACGAGCGCACCAACATTGCGCACATCTCCCGCAGCCTCAAGGTGGCGGCCAAGCAGCTGCACATGGTGGTGGTCCTGGCATCACAGCTCAACCGAGAAAACACGAAATCCACGGCCAAGAACGGCCCCGCCATCCCCGACCTGACCAACCTGGCCGGTGGCGACTCTCTGGGCCGCGACGCGGACGTTGTCCTCCTCCTCCAGAAGGCCGACGACAACATCATCCGCATGCACGTGGAGAAGAACCGGAACGGACGCACAGGAATGATCGAACTAGTGGCCCGCGGCGCGATGTCGAGGGTCGGATGAGTAACCGCGCAGAGATTATCGCCAAGGTGCGCGAGGCGATTGAGGAACGCTTGCTCGCCCACGAGGGTCCGTACGTAAGCGTGTACGAGGATCACTGGGCGTGCCTAGACGGCGAGTTCGACCTCACCGACTTGGCCGAGGCAGCCTTCGACGCTATCGCGGACGAGTGGTCCCCTCCGTTTTGAACCTCTTCGAGCAGCTCATGCAGCCAGGCGGTAGCGAAACCGCAATCGACATGAGCTGGCACGGTAAGGCGAAATGCCAAGGGGACCTACGGTTCTCAAGCCACAAACCTGACGAAGAACTCACCGAAGAACTCACCGAGATTTGCCTGAACTGCCCGGTCTTCACGCGCTGCATGGTCGACCTGGCGGACAGCACCTCGGTGTTCGTCGCCGGGGAGTGGAAGGAAGACGATGAAGATCATACTGGTTTGCCCTGAGCTTCCGGGCGGAAGGCTGGCCATCGGCCTGCCCGCGTGCCCGAGCCGCGGCGACGAAATCCAAATCCTGCCCGACTCCGAGCCGTTCATCGACGTGCGCTTCATCGTCACCGACGTGGCCTGGCAGGCTGGCGGCAAGTTTGACGGCTACTCCACATTCGCTCCCAACGTCTTCTGTGAGGTTGTCGATGGGTAGGCACTCCGCCGAGGTCCTCGTGCGGCTCTTCTATTCGGATCGGGACCCGCGCTACATCGACGTCACTGCCTGGGATGAGCGAGACGGCGAGGGGGAGTTCTACCTTCCGTTGAGTCACCCGGCCACGGACTTCCTCATGGCCGCGACATTGGACGACTACGAGCTCCGTATGTTCATCGCCTCCGCTAGCTCAGGTGTCGAGTGGCACCTGTACCAGGCGGCCAAGGGTATAGCCCTCCCGGATGACCCATACGGACCTCGCAACTGGGTGCGCTTCCGGGTCCTGGAGCACTACAAGTACCTGCGCTCACGCATGGCCCCAGACGAGTGGGTCCGCAACCTGTACGGAGTCGAATGACCAACCGCAGCAAGCAGAAGGGCACCGAATTCGAGACCCGCATCACGAACGGTCTGATCGAAGCCCTCGGCAACGAAGACATCGAACGCCGCACCCTCAGCGGCATCCATGACCGCGGTGACATCGCGGGCGTCAAGCTCAACGGCCAGCGCGTCGTCATCGAGTGCAAGAACGTCGCCACCGGCAAGGTCCTCCACCTCCCGCAGTGGGTGGAAGAGGCCCAGACGGAGGCCAAGAACGACGGCGCCCTGGTCGGTGTCGTCATCCACAAGCGCGCCGGAACCACCGACCCCATGAAGCAGTGGGTGTCCATGACCGTCGCCGACCTCGTCGCCATCCTCACCGGAGTGCCGCAGTGAAGAACCCGCTCAACAACTACCGCGCCGTCGACACAATGGGCAGATTCCTCACCCACCTCGCCATCCTGCTCGCCATTGCCTTCTTCATGGAGGGCCATGCGGACTGGGGGGTGGCCTACATCATGGGGGCTGTACTGGCCATCGCAGTAGTCGTACTGGCTGATAGGTCAAATTACTTGAACGGCAAGTGAAAAAAGCTAGGGACACCAGCAGAGACCTCTCCCGACCCTCAAATAACCCTATTTCAAGCCGGGGGTCTCGCATTGCTGGCTTCCACGAGGGTCCGCCGCGCGCCCGAGAGCCCTAGAAGCGCGGCACAAACTTCCAACCATAAGGGATCATTCGATGACCAAAATCTGGGCCATGCGTGGCTACTCCGGGAGCGGAAAGTCAACGCGCGCAAGAGAAATCGCCACCGTCAACAAGGCTGTCGTCATCAACCGCGACTACCTCCGCAAGATGATGCTGGGGGAGTGGTGGACCGGCAAGAAGCAGGACGAAGACCGCATCACGACCGCCGAAGAGGCGCTGGTCCTCGCCCACCTCAAGAGCGGCACATCCGTCGTCATCGACGCCACCCACCTGTGGCCTAAGTACCTGCGCAAGTGGGCACGCCTCGCCACCCAGCTGGGTGTGGAGTTCGAGGTGGTCGACGTCAAGCGCGACGTCCAGAGCTGCGTCGACCGAGACATCCTCCGCAGCTACGACGGTGAGCGCAGTGTCGGCGAAGAGGTGATCCGCAAGCAGGCCAAGAGCTGGTCCCAGGATCGGTGGCCCGAGATCACCGCAGAGCCCTTCATCATCCGCCCGGTGGGAACCATCAGCCAGCTGCCCCCCGCAATCATCGTGGACATCGACGGCACCCTGGCTCATATCCCCGTGAACGGCCGCTCACCCTACGACTACACCCGAGTCAAGGAAGACAAGGTCGACAAGGAGATCGCCTGGCTGGTCTCCGTGCTGCACCAGTGGCGCTACGTCTCCGACGATGACCAGGCCCCCGAGGTCATCGTCATGTCGGGTCGTGACGACACCTGCCGCGCAGACACCGTCGAGTGGATGAACCAGAACGACATCCCCTTCGACCAGCTCATCATGCGACCGGCTGACGCCAAGGACGACCGCGGCAACAAGCTGCCCGACTACCAGGTCAAGTACCAGCTCTTCAATGACCAGATCCGCGACAAGTACAAGGTCCTGTTCGTGCTGGACGACCGCCAACAGGTCGTGGACATGTGGCGCAAGCTCGGCCTGAAGTGCCTTCAGGTGGCGCCGGGGGACTTCTGACGTAGCGCCAAAATTGTCGGCGAAAGGACACCATGACTCAGATCGGCATTACCCGCAAGGCGTGGTTATCACTCGCCACTCAGACTTAATGAGAGGAAACTACTAAATGTCAAGAGAATTTGAACCGGCGAAGCCATGGATCGCCCGCGACGGAATGCCCATCTACCCCACAGCCTCCGAATTCGAGACCCGCTGGGACGCTGATAACACCTTCCCCTTCTTCGAGGATGAGTACGGTTACGGCCTCTTCGGGTACGGACACCAGGACAAGGCTGAGTTCGTCGCCATGGCGAACCGCTATAACGAGCTCTGCGGAGTCGGGATTGACGAAGTGCCCTACACCAGCGACGACGTCGTCCACTGCTGGGCGGTCGTAACTGACCCGCGCAATGAGGACGACGGCATCAGATTCTCCTGGCTCGGGATTGATGCAGACACCTACGGAGCATGGCCCCTGACGCGGATCAGCTATTGATCCTTACCGCCGCCATAACCATCAAGGCCCTAGTCGGAATCACCGGCTGGGGCCTTCTCTTTGCCATCGGAATCTACTGGGGAATGAGACAGTGAAACTCGACGCACCGAAGAACAAGAACTACGCGGCCCAGGTCGTGCGCGTGCCCGCCACCCTGGAACTCAAGGGCCTGGACAACCTCGTCGGGGTGCCTGTGCTCGGCTGCCAGGCCCTCACGCAGCGCGACACCAAGGAGGGCGACCTCCGCATCGCCTTCACCGTGGAGACGCAGCTGTCCACGGACTACGCGCACTACAACAACCTCTTCCGCGACGCCGAACGCAACGAGGACCCGAACGAGACCGGCTACCTGGAGAACCACCGACGCATCAAGGCAATGAAGCTCCGCGGCCACAAGTCCAGCGCGCTCCTCATGCCCCTCGAGTCGGTGGCCTGGACCGGCGTCGACCCGAGCGAGCTGCAAGAGGGCGACACCTTCGACACCCTCAACGGCCACGAGATTTGCCGCAAGTACGAGCTGCCAGTCAAGCACACCCACGGCGCCAAGGCGTCCAAGGTGCAGCGCGCCTTCAAGCGGGTGGACGCCAAGGTGTTCCCCGAGCATCTCGACACCGACAACTTCTTCCGCAGCGCGCACCTACTGGAGGCGGGCCGCGAGGTCATCGTCACCCAGAAGCTGCACGGCACATCCATCCGCGTCGGCAACGTCCCGGTGCTGCGCCAGAAGAAGTGGCTGGAGCGCTTCATCAACCGCTGGGTGAAGACCCCGGACTACGAGTTCGACGTCGTCTACGGCTCCCGCAAGGTGATCAAGGACGTCAACAACCCCAACCAGAACCACTACTACCAGTCGGACATCTGGACCGAGTACGGCAAGAAGATCGCCGCGCTCATCCCCGAGGGCTTCATCGTCTACGGCGAGCTCATCGGCTGGACGTCGGACGGAGCACCCTTGCAGAAGGGCTACACCTACGACGTGCCGCGGGGCGAGGCCCACCTGTACGTCTACCGGGTCGCCCACATCAACAGCCAGGGCCACCTCTCCGACCTGTCATGGAATGGCGTCAAGCAGTTCTGCCAGGTGCGTGGACTGAAGTGGACCCCGGAGATGGACCGGGTCAGCTTCGGTGGTGCCGACCCCGAGTACCCCTCGATTGAGGAGCTCACTCAGTACATCACCCAGGCGATGGACATGCGCTACGCCGACCACTACGACAAGACCGTAGCCGGTACCGCGGTAGCCGCTCTCATTGACCGGCCAATTTCCTTGTCCGACAAGAAGTCCGTGGACGAAGGCGTCTGCCTCCGCCAGGACGGACTAGTGCCGACGATCTTGAAGGCCAAGTCCCCCAAGTTCTTTGAGTACGAAACCAAGCTCCTCGATAGCGGGGAAGTCGACACCGAGAGTGCGGCTTAACTAGGGGGCGGATCGCCGCCCCAGGAAGTCACTCCTTTGAAGAAGTTCTGCAAAATGTGCGTGAAGCAGGGTCGCAAGAGGCCAAACCTGGTAGCCGAGAAGGGTGGTAAGGGGCTGTGCTCAGTCCACTACCGCCGCAAGCTCGCGTACCGCGGGGAGCCCCAAGGGCTCGTTCCCATGGGTCGAGCGCAGGAACATCTCAGCGCGCTCCGCGATGCTGGCGTCACCCTTCCTCGGATGGCCAAGTTGTCTGGCGTTAGCGCGCGGTCCCTGGAGCTCATCCTCTACGGCGAGCGTGAGAGCGTCCGCGCCCTCACGGAACAGAAAATCCTCTCCATCGGCATCAGTCAGGCCACGGAGCTCAAGGACAAGGGCAAGTCTCAGGTGGCCAGCCTGGGAACCGTCCGCCGCCTACAGTCCCTCCGCCGACTGGGCTACTCGATAAAGGACCTCGCCGACAGGGTTGGACTGACCCGCGCAGCGCTCGACGCAATCCTCGGCCAACCCGACAGGAAGTGGGTCAACCAGAGCACCGCAGAGGCAGTGAAGAAGGTGTTCGCCGAGCTTCAGGCGACACCGCCACCGGAGACCGCGACCACGCGCCGCGCCGCCGAGGTGGCGAAGGAGCGGGGCTGGCCCCTCCCTCTCGCTTGGGATGAGGACGCGATTGACGATCCAAGCGCGGAGCCTCACGACGTGGAGCGGCGGAAAACGGACTGGTACCAGGAATACCTCGACATCAAGGAAAACCTCGGCATCACAACGCAATCCCAGATCGCCCGACGCATGGGCATCAGGGAGGAGGCGCTCTACCAACGCCTCAAGAGGCTCAAGCAGACGGAGGAATCGGCGGCATGAGCAACGAGAACTGGCGCGTGGAAGCGCGCTGCAACGGCCAAGACCCGGAACTCTTCTTCCCGCTGGGGAGGGGACCGGCCTACGAGCAGCAGGTGACCGAGGCCAAGAAGGTCTGCGGCGGATGCCCGGTATCGGGCGAGTGTCTCAGGTTCGTCCTGAGCGTGGAGAGGCCGGGGGACTACCGCCATGGAGTCTTCGCTGGCCTCACCGAAGACGAGCGACGTCAGTTGTTCGACCACCAAGAAGAAGCAGCATAGAGAGGGGACTATCCCAATGCGACCCAAGATCATGGTGACCAACACCGACAAGAACGGAAAGGTTACCGACAGCTGGTTTGTCCGCGTGGGCAAGAAGTCCCGCACCTTCTCCGCGGCCGACGCCAAGACCGGCGCCCACGTCAAGTGGATCAACGAACAGCTGGGCGCCGCGTGAACCGCGAGGCGGTCCAGGCGCTGCGCGACAAGCTGGTGGCCGAGCGCGACAGTCACGCCCAGGAGACCTGGGCCAGCATCAAGCTCGATGCGGAGACCGCGCGTCTCCTGTCTGAGCGTTACAACAACGAATCGGTTCAACCCCTCAAGGTGTCCTGCGCCACGGCCGCCTGCGCCGCGGGCCACACCTGCCTGATGGCGGGGGACGTGTTCCTCATTGATCCGATGGGCGAATTCGACCCGGGCGAGATCGTTGAGGTGGACAGCGTGGAGACCCCCGATGGTGTCACGCGCACCGTCGAGGCGCGCGCCCAGGAGTTGCTGGGCCTCACCCGGGCAGAGACCAACAACCTCTTCGACCCGCACCACTCCCACGAGGAGACCATTCAGCTCCTTGACCAACTCCTCGCCGGGGAGGACATCTCCCTCGACTGGTGCAGCTGGAGGTAAGCAATGAACAAGCGGATGATCCAAGACCTCCGCGACAAACTCATCCACCTCCTCGACCAGCTTCTCGCTGACGAGGACATCGAGGACTACTGCTCCGAAAACTGCTACGACAGGGACGACGACTGACATGCCATCTATCGAAGAAATCAACCAGGCCGCCCGGGTGCTCGAAGACCTCGTGGAGGAGGGCGCCCACCGCGAACTTGACCACGACACCCACTTCATGGCCACCGTGGCGAACCTGCGAACCCTTGCCTATCAGCGCACCCCCCAGACGCTGAAGGTCTACCGCCGTGACGGCAGGAACGGCTACACCATCTACGCCGAGAAGCGGGACGGCACCTACGTCGCCACCTATGTCACGGACGGCCTCCCCGGCGGCTCGTCCAGCTTCCAGAACATCAGCCCCTCAACAGTCGAGGCGCACCTCAAGCTCGGCAAGCTGGAACTCCTCTACGGTTGATCGAATACCGTTGCCGTTCCGGGGACTCCTGCGTGGCCAGGACCCCGGACGGCGGAGCCCTAGTCACTGGCCCCACCCTCTGCTCCCGATGCGCTGACGACATCCAGAAATGCCTGGAACAGCTACCCCACCTCATCACCGCCCTCCAAACCATGAAGGGCACCTGGGGAGGCGTCAGCTACGAAGCCCGGGTGCAATCCTCCAAGGAACCCCCCACCCCTCTGCACCTCCACGTCGTTGACCTTATCGACCGGATAAACCAGTCCATCGACGCGACAGAGGACTACCGCATAGTCGACCTGATCACTCAGGCGGATGGCGTCACCAGGGCGCTCGACATCCGGCACGTCCACAAGCGGGCGTCCGAAGCGGTGGGCTTCCAGCCAACATGGCAGCGCCGCCACGCCCCCTGCTGGGAGTGCGGCCTGCCAACACTCGGAACCTGGGTCGGCAGCGATGTCATCCAGTGCTCCAACGAAGAGTGCCTCGCCCAGTGCTCGCTGGACGAATACACACAACACTGCATGAGGAACAGATGACAGAACATCCTGTCTTGATCCACCTCGGCGACTGCCGGGACATCCTCGCCGAACTTGAAGACGCCAGCGTCGACTCCATCGTCACCGACCCGCCCTACGAACTGGGATTCATGGGCAAGAAGTGGGACGGCTCGGGCATCGCTTTCGATGTCGAGATGTGGGAGCAATGTCTGCGGGTCCTCAAGCCGGGTGGGCACCTGCTCGCCTTCGGCGGCTCCCGCACCTGGCACCGGCTCGCCTGCGCGGTCGAGGACGCGGGCTTCGAGATCCGTGACTCCATCGCCTGGCTCTACGGGTCCGGGTTCCCGAAGTCGCTCGACGTGTCCAAGGCCATCGACAAGCAGCGAGATGACGGCGCAGATCGGCAGGCAGTCGGCGCATGGCTGCGGTCACACCGCGAGGACCGAGGCTTAACCCAAAAGGCGATCGCGACGCATTGGCCCTCCGCTACAGGCGGACTCACCGGTTGCGTGGCGAACTGGGAACTCGGGTTAAACCTCCCGACATGGGATCAGTGGTTGCGCCTGAAAGAGCTGCTGTCGCTGCCCGACGACATGGACGGCGAAGTCTGGCGGCTCAACGGGCGCAAGGGGACACCCGGCGAAGCATGGAGGACAGCCGAGGTGCTCAGCACAGAGGACCGGATGAACGAGCCGTCTGGAGTGGTAAACGTCGGGCAAGGAGTTCGGACTCCTGTCACCCGCCTCATCAAGGCCGCAAATTCCGAGGCGGCACGCCAGTGGCAGGGATGGGGCACAGCTCTCAAGCCCGCGTTCGAGCCCATCGTGGTCGCACGTAAGCCTCTCGTGGGCACGGTGGCGGCGAATGTGCTGGAGTACGGCACGGGGGCGTTGAACATCGACGCCTGCCGCATCCCCGCCTCCGACAAGGCCAAATTCCCTACGGGCTACAGCAAGGCTACAGGGGACGCCTTTGCCCAGGACGCATACAGCAAGTCTTGGACTTGCGGTGAGGACAAGAACCCTGGCGGCCGATGGCCTACGAACGTTGTTCTCGATGACACGCAGGCTGCCGAACTCGACGCGCAGACCGGCATTCAAAAGTCCGGGACGGCGGTTCAGCGCAATGGCGGTGGGCAGAAAATCTTCGGCGGCATCGCGGGCGGGGAGAACAGTGCGGGTGCCCGACCTGACGCCGGGTACAACGACGAGGGCGGCGCGTCACGCTTCTTCCCAGTGTTCAAGTACCAGGCCAAAGCTCCCACCAAGGAGCGTCCCAGCTACGTCAACGAAGACGGCAACAAGGTCGTGCACAGCACCGTCAAGCCACTCGCCCTCATGCGGTGGCTGGTCAAGCTAGTCACCCCACCCGGGGGTGTAGTGCTGGACCCCTTCGCGGGCAGCGGAACCACAGTGGAGGCGTGCCTCTTGGAGAAGTTCCGGTGCATCGCCATCGAAAACGAACCCGACTACATCCCACTCATCGAGCAGAGGCTGGAGCGATCCACAAGTGAGTAAAGACCTACAGGTACATCTCGTCGGCACCCTGACCGCCGACCCCGAGCTGCGGTTCACCCAAGGTGGGCAGGCCGTCGCCAACTTCACCGTCGTGTCCAACGAACGCCGCCGCGACGCCCAGGGCAACTGGGTCGACGGCGACGCCACATTCCTCCGCTGCACCATCTGGCGCGACGCCGCCGAGAACGTAGCGGAAAGCCTCCAGAAAGGCCAGCGCGTCATCGTGCATGGCTACCTCAAGCAGCGCTCCTTCGAGACCAAGGAAGGCGACAAGCGCACCGTCATCGAGGTGGAGGTAGACGAGATCGGCCCGTCGCTGCGGTGGGCAACAGCTCGCGTGTCCAAGGTCGGCGGCAACAGCAACGGGGGCGGCAGCTCCTCGTTCAAGGAAGCCGACGCCAACAAGTGGGGCGATGACGAGCCGCCCTTCTGACCCCCAGGAAAACCGCCCTTTTCTGAGCCAGATTTTGCTTCCCCTCCGAAAACTTTTCCGCGGGGGGAAACCCAGTTTTGAGCAAATCATGGCCCCCTCCGAACAAGGAAGCACATTGACTGCACCCACTCCCATGAGCCCCGCCCTGGAAGAGGCGACCATCGCCAAGCTGCGCGCAGAAGCCGCCGCCGCGGAGGCCGCCGCCGAGGTCTCCAAGATGGAAACCCGCCTGAAGCTGGAGTCCGTCCGCAAGGAGGCCGCCCTCGCGCGCCACCAGACCGCGGCCGCCATCGGCCAGGAGCTCTACGTCGCCAACCAGGAGCGCACCCAGAAGCTGGAGCTCCTGCGCAACCACTACGTCCACGAGTACCACTTCGTTGACGGCGTGAACGACTACTCGGTGGAGGCGTGCCTCAACCAGTTGGCGCTGTGGCACCGCGAGGACCCGAACTGCGACATGCACATCGTCATGAACTCGCCGGGCGGCAGCGTCATCGCGGGCATGCACCTGTTCGACCAGATCGCGGCCTACTCGACGCGGCCGTGGGACACCTCTGACCGTCCCAAGGGCACGCACAAGACCACGATGACTGTGCGCGGCATGGCGGCCTCCATGGGCGGCATCCTGCTGCAGTCGGTGGACGAGCGCATCATCGGCCCCGAGGCGTACCTGATGATCCACGAGATTTCGGCGGGCACGGGCGGCAAGATCGGCGAGATTGAGGACATGGTGGGCTGGTACCGCCACCTGTGCGCGCGCATCGCCAAGGTCTTCGTCCACCGCGCCGGGGGCAAGATCACCGCCGAGGAGTTCGACGCGGGATGGAAGCGCACCGACTGGTGGTTGGACTCCGACGAGGCCCTGCGTTACGGCTTTGTGGATCGGATCGCCTGAAGTGCATCACGACTTCAAGCACCACGCGCCAAAGGACGACGCGACTGTGGCCGCCCATGAACTCGTGCGGCGCGACATCGACGCGCTGTGGGCCAACCTCGACGTAGTGCTGCCCGCTGGACGCGAGAAGGCCGTCGTCAAGACGAAGCTGGAAGAGGCCATGTTCTGGGCCAACGCCGCGATTGCGAGGTCTCAGTGAGCGAGCCCATTCCCGGCGACATTCGGGTACTGGCATGGCTGGGCGCCGACACCGCCCTCTCCGCCGCCCAGGAAACCCGAATGGCCGAGGGGCACGACCCCACGGTGGTCTACGAACTCCTGATCATGGCCCAGGCCATGGGCACCCTGGCAGCCGCCTCCGACACCGTCTACCTCGGTGTCATCCAGGAGATGGAACGCCGGGAGCGCGCCGAGGCGGAGAAGCAGGAGATGGTCCAGAGACTGATCAGCGAGAAGCTGAACCGACCCAAGGAGAGCACACAGGATGAATCTGCACCTACTGCTGACGATGCGTCGTCGGCGCCGGATGAGGCGGACGGGGTGGGGGCGTAGATGACCTCCAAAGCATCCCTCCGCAATCAGGTCGACAGGCTGACCGCCGAGTTGGCTATCGCCAACGCCAAGGTGAACCGCCTGACTGACGATGTCGCGCACCACAAGGGACGCACCGAGCGCGCCGAGAAGGACCGCGACCGCTACAAGAGCGGCCTGGAAGAGCTCCGCGCCAAGATTGGGAGCATCTTGACGCCCAAGGCTGTGGGCGACTACATCTCCTTCCTCGGAGGCGGCGGCGGCGGCGCGAGCAGCTTTCCGTCCATCATCCTTGGAGCTTCTGCGCTGTGAGCCATTGAGCGGCTGGCATTCCAGGTACCGCAGGATCATCGACATCTACCGATCCAACCTTCAGCTCGAGAACGCTGAGCTGTGCCGGATCGTGGACTATCAGATGGAAGAGATCGGGGAGGGGTGGGTCTGCGACGACTCGCCCCTTCCCCCGCTCGACACCCTGATGTCCGCGGCGGAGATCGGGAAGAGGTTCGGCTTCGCCCGGTGGGACGTTACGAACTGGGTAAAGTCGGGGAAGATCAAGCGGCACGAGACGGAAGAAGGGCCGCGGTATCGCCTCGGTGATGTCGTCGCCTACTTCTCGTCTCGATGAAAAATCCGCCCAAATTCGCGTGTGATAACATCAAAGGTGCAGCGATACCCCCATGCCAAAAACAGAAGAATGGCTCGACTGCGGTCCTGAATTCCCTGGCCACCAGGCTTCCAGCCTCGGCCGGATCAAGAACCCAAAGGGGAAGATACTTACTCCCCGCCCACACAATGGGGCACTTCGAGTGGACATCGGCAAGCGCGCGGTAATGGTTCACGACGTCATTCTCAAGACGTTCTCGGGCAATCCCCCGAACCTCAATTACCGAGTGAAGCACCTCAACGAGGACCGCACCGACAACCGCGAGGAGAACCTGATGTGGGCTCAGCGGAAAGCGTCGAAATGACCACCTGCAAGTGGTGCGCCGCGGACTCGTCATGGTCGCACAATTGCATAAGGGCGCTACGGCGCCCTCGGTACGCCACCACCGACTGAACGGGGCTCACATGGCCCGTAGCTCAGTCAGGTAGAGCAGCCTTGCCCCTTGCGGGCTTGGTTCGTCCCCGGTTCAAATCCGGGCGGGCCTTGCCTCGCGCCCGTGGTCGAATTGGAAAGACTCCTGGCTTCCACCCAGGTTATGCAGGTTCGAGTCCTGTCGGGCGCTCGATATCCCCAGTGGTCCCGGGTATAGGGGATTGGAATTCCGAGCTCGCTACTCGGTGACCCCGGTTGACACAAAACTTGGACGCTCCCCTGACAGCCTCAGTCCCCTCTGAGTGAAACAGGGTTGAGCGTCCCAACGGTGAAGCCTAGCGCGCACTCTGCTTCACCGCTTGCTTCCTATCGAGGGGATATTCCAATGGAAAACTGCAATGCCTGTGGCGCACAACGCTTTCCGTGGCTGGGTAGTCCGCACTACAAGTGCCACGCCAACTTCGTCCGCATGGTCTGGGGCGAGGATGGCCGCTGGCATGAAATCCCCGAACCGCACACCGCCGAGGAATTCGAGCTCCAGTACCTCAAGGATGGCTACGACAACCACGAATTCCCCGACTTCCATCCACGGAAGCTGGCGAAGAAGTGAGGCCCGCGGACAAGGCGTGGGCGACAATGGCCACCGGCATCGTCCTGTACGAGGCATTCGCCAAGGATGACGAGCTCCTCTCCGAGGGCTGGGACCGATACATGAAGTCCCACCCCGTAATTGCGTTCGCCGGTCCATTCCTGGTCGCCGGTCACCTGACGAACACCCTGCCCCCATGGGCAGACCCGATCCACCAGTCCTTCCTGCTTCTCGGTCATGTGGCCAAGAAGCTCTCCACCTTCATCCATCGCCACTCTTAGGGGAACAAAGATGGCAACACTCATCGACTACACCCAGATCGCCATACCGGACGATCCCGCCAAGTTGGGCCTGACATACATCGCAGGCCCCATGACGCTGGTGGGTCCGCCCACCTGGAACTACCCAGCCTTTGATGACATGGCGAATCGCCTTCGGGCGGTGGGCATTCCGGTCGTCTCGCCCCACGAGCTGCATCCCGCCTCCGAGGGCACCCCGTGGGACTGGTACCTGCGCCGCGACCTCACCCAGCTGGTGAAGTGCTCGCGCATCGTGATGCTGAAGGACTGGCACCTGTCCCGCGGCGCCCGCCTGGAGCATGAGGTGGCTATGAGCCTGGAGATGGACGTCTACTACCCGCACGACTACGCGAGCCTGGGCATCTGATGGCTGTTGCCCTCGACGCCGCCCACCTGGAGCGCCAGCGCGAATTCAGCCTCCGCACCTTCGGCCCCGGAACCCGCCTCAACGGTGTCCTGGATCACATCGCCAAGGAGCTCGAAGAGGTTCGCCAAGCGCCCGACGATGTCACCGAGTGGGCGGACATCCTCATCCTCGCCTTCGATGGCGCCCTGCGCTCCGGCCATGAGCCGCAAGCCATCATCGACGCCGTCAAGGCGAAGCAGGCCAAAAACGAAGCGCGCCAATGGCCCGACTGGCGCACCCAAGACCCGAACAAGGCGATTGAGCACATTGAGCGCTAACGAAGTTATCCACACCTCCGAGACCGGCGCCCGCAAGGCGGGGAACCTGGAGCGCTACGACCTCCTGCCGGTGACCGCATTGCAGGACCTGGCGTACGTCTACGGCTCCTACAGGCTTCTTCCGAAGCCGTCGTTCAACGTCCTGAACGAGCATCTCCTGCAGTTCTGGGACGGTGTCACCTTCGATGACGCTGGCATCCCGCACATGGCCTACGTCGCCTTCCACGCCCTGGAGCTCGTCAACCAGATTGAAGGCTTCGGCGAGCAGCTGGACGAGGACGCCACCGCGCTCCGCCACTACGACCGCATCCCGGCCAAGGCGCTCCGCCTGCTGGCCGAGCATTACGGCAAGGGCTCGCTGAAGTACGACGACAACAACTGGCGCAAGGGCTACGACTGGGGACTTTCGTACGCCGCGCTCAATCGACACCTCTGGTCCCATTGGGCCGGGGAGACATTCGACCCAGAGACCGGTAGCTATCACCTGATCGCTGTCGCCTGGCACGCATTCGCACTGCTCACCTTCACGGACGAGCACCCCGAATTCGACTCTCGCTGGTCGTCTTCGAGCAAGACACCCTAAAGGGGGAGCCATGACGGCCAAGATCCTAACTATCGACATCGAGACGCAGCGCGCGGTGGTTGAAACCTTCAGCCTCTTCCGGCCTTTCATTCACATCGACCGCGTCCTGATCCCGACTCGCGTTCTCTGCTTCGCCGCCAAGTGGCGTGGCGAGGACAAGGTGATCTTCAAGCACGCCTGGGACGACAACGACCAGGATGCCTACCTGAAGATGATGAAGGCCGCTCATGACCTCCTCAGTGAGGCCGACATCGTCATCACCTGGAACGGTGACCGCTTCGACATCCAGTGGTTTGAGGCAGAGTTCGTCCGCCTCGGCCTCGGCCGCCCCACCCCGTACAAGTCGGTCGACTTGATCAAGACGGTGAAGAAGTGGTTCAAGGCCGGTCTGATGTCCATGAAGCTGGACTGGTCCTCGCGCATGATCCTCGGTGATCGCAAGGTGCCCCACGGCGCCACGGACCTCTGGCATGACATCCGCTACGGCACGAAGGCTGAGAAGGCCGCCGCGCAGAAGCTGATGAAGGAGTACAACATCCACGATGTTGAACTCACCGAGCGCCTCTTCGAGAAGCACCTGCCATACCTGAACATCAACCTCGCCCTCTACGCGCGCAATGAGGACGGCCTGCTGCACTGCACGAAGTGCAACGGCACCGACCTGAAGCGCGATGGCAAGAAGTATCACGCCACCACCGCGGGCATGTACCAGATGTGGCGCTGTAAGGACCCGAGCTGCAATGCGACGTCGCGCGGCAAGCGCATGAAGCACACCACGGAACTGAGGCCCGTGTGATCAACCCGGAGGGCTTTACCCGCTACGGCGGGGATTGTATCTGCGGCCCGATCTACACCTACAACGGCATCCCCGAGCCGGGGCAGTTCGATCCGTTCTGCCCTGACCATGGCGACCCTGAGTATGTGGCCAGCCTGGAGCTGACATGACCCCAGAGGAGGCCCGCCTCCATGTGGAGATCGCGGTCCTGAAGGCCGAGCTGGAAACCGAGCGCCGCCACGCCGACAAGTGGCAGAGGCTCGCCGGTCGCTACGACGACATCCGCTACGCCCTGCGCAACGCCCCGGACACCCCGAAGGGTCACGCAGAGTTCTACAACGAGTGCGCTGAACTCATCTTCGGAGAAACCTCATGAAATTCCTGCTTGTAATGGCCGCGGTTGTCATCGCGGGGGATTGGTACCTGGAGCGCCAGGAGCGCGGATTGGCGGATGGCCAGTGATCCTCGGACCTGGAGCGCCCATCCGGCTGCATACCGACCTTCCCTGCGATGGCCGGTACATCGACTACACCTTCGACACGGAGACGGGGGAGCACACGCTCAACTTGTGCTGCATCCTGATCCACTCGCAGGTGCCTGGCGAGCTCGTCAACCATCTCGCACCGTACCGCGACTCCCGCGGCGTGCGGGACCTTATTTCCTGGCTAAACAAGGCCGACCACCTCCGCTCTCTGACGTAAGGGGAACATGTCCCTCAAGGATGCCCTAGCCGAAGTCGATAAGAGGTTCGGCGCCGGGGCCGCAATGACCCTCGGCGCCAAGCCGCAGACTGTGGACACCATTCCCACCGGCTCGATAGCTCTGGACGCCGCTCTCGGCATCGGGGGGTATCCGAGGGGCCGGGTAGTGGAGATCTACGGTCCTGAGTCTTCAGGGAAGTCAACGTTGTGCCTCCACGCGGTGGCCAATGCCCAGAAGGCCGGTGGCAACGCCGCCTACATCGACGCCGAACATTCTCTCGACCCTGAGTACGCCGCGGCGCTCGGGGTGGATGTCGACAATCTCGTGGTTGTGCAGCCAGACACTGGCGAGCAGGCCCTGGAGATCGTTGACCTTCTCGTCAAGTCTGGCGAGGTTTCCATCATCGTTGTGGACTCTGTGGCGGCCCTGGTGCCGCGGGCGGAGCTCGAAGGGGACATCGGGGACTCGCACGTCGGCCTGCATGCCCGCCTGATGTCTCAGGCCATGCGCAAGCTGACCGGCACGATTGCCAGCACCAACACGCTCACCCTGTGGGTGAATCAGCTGCGCGAGAAGATCGGCAACGTGGGCTACGGCCCGAATGAGACCACCACCGGTGGTAAGGCTCTGCGCTTCTACGCCTCGGTGCGTATGGATGTCCGCAGGATCGCCACCGAGAAGGAAGGCGATGAGGCTGTCGGCAACCGCACGCGCGTGAAGGTTGTCAAGAACAAGCTGGCGCCTCCGCACCGCCAGGCTGAGTTTTCCATCGTCTACGGCGAGGGCATTTCCCGCGAGGCCGAACTCCTCGACATGGCCGTTTCCCGAGGGCTCATCAAGAAGTCTGGGGCCTGGTTCAAGTACGGGGACAAGAACATCGGCCAGGGCAAGCCCAAGACCGTGCAGTGGCTGAAGGACAACCCGGACGTCGCCGCCTCCATCGAACAGACCATCAAGGGGGCATTGTGAAGACGCTGAAGCGCCAATGGGCGCGCCTGAAGTCGTTCGTCCGCCGCAACGCGGACGCCCTGCTCAACATCACGGACGCGTTCCTCCCGTGGTGACTGGAACGATCCTCGTCGGACTCCTCCGCTCTTCGGAGGAGTACCCGAGGTACACCCTCGTGCGTCACTACATCCCCGAGAGCAGCCCTCCACGCCTCCTGAAAGTGACCATTCACCCACATGAGCCTCACTGACTATCTCGCGTCCAAGACGACGCGCCTCATCGAGTCGCACAACACCATCGAGTCGGCCCTACTGAAGAACGACGTCGGCACCGACGACAAGGGCCGCTGGCGCTACCGTATGGCCAACCTGGTCTCGTCGGACAATGTGCGGCGGTACTTCAATGCCTAGCCTCGGCCGTAGCCTCCACCCGGGCGTGTTCGGCCCCTATGACAGCGTCGTGCGTCATCTCCGCGGCGAGGCTGTGGGGGATGAAGTTTTCCAGGACCACTCACCCTTCGTCGCCGCCCTTAATACCGGCGACTTCTTCCATGAGCTCTATCACGACAAAATCCATGATTGCGTAGGCGAAGAGCTTGACGACGAAGAGGTCTAAATCGGGCTGGGCCATCCGCAAGGAAGAGAATAACTTCGGGGCTCCCGGCAAGAGCTGGTTCATGATCGGTCCCGATGGGCGCAAGAAGTGGTGCCCCTCTTGGGAATTCGCGCTCATCATGCTTCCCCTTGAGCAGACGTACCACTTCATCACCGACATGAAGACCATTGAGGAACCCACAACATGGACAGCGAACTCTTCCCCATCGACGTCAAGGCCAATGACTCTCTCTTGATCGCTGAAGAGCAACGCCGCCACGGTCTCATCGACTACGCCGTGCGACGTTTCGCACCAACCCTGGCAGGTAAGCCAGATGTGACGGTCGTTCACTTGTATTCCACGAACGCCAGCCTGCGTAAGGCAATACGAGAGCTCTGCGGAGCCCGGACAATCTGCGTGGAACACAGCTTGGACGACAAGGAACGCAAAGGCGTCAACCAGGTCAACCAGGACGGCACTCTGCTGAGGCTGCCGAAGAAGGCTGACCTCGTCGTGACGAAGTCGAACCTCAATTCCGCCACGGAATGGCTCGCGGCACGCCTGGGCGCCATGCCGGTGGTTCTCCCCGAGGGGCAGGACTACTTGCTGGCACGCCTGGAGCGGCAGCGGGCCATAGTTCTCGTGGGAGCGGAGCAGGCCAAGTGAAGGGCACCAAGTGCTTCCCCTGCCTCATGGAGGCCCTGGAAGGCAAGGACGAGCTGTCCTTCGTGGAGCTCACCTCCTTGCATGACGCAGTGACCATGATCGCTGGCACCGCGGTGTGTCAGTGGCACGCCAGGCCGAAGGAGTTAGATGACGGTCGACCATAGACAGGCCGCAGAGGAGCTGGTGAAGGACCCGGGGAGTACCTACCGGGAGGACCCTCTCGCTGGCTACCGCATGGTCACCCACGCTCTACTGGCCGCGGTCGACGCCATCGAGGCGCTGACCATCGTCACGGCCGCCGCCACCGAAGACTTCGAGTACGAGGAACAGGAAGACAAGACGCCATGATGTGTCCAGTGTGCGACAACGACCTCGATCCGCGCGAACCTCACGACGAGTGCGACTTGACACCGGGCCGCACCTGCGACACCGATGGCTGCGCCTTTCAGTGGTGCGTACACGCGGGGGAGTGTGTGGTGTGAAGCGCCGCCTCGCCCGCGCCCTGGCTTCCCTCGCCTACCGGCTCGGCTACACCACCGGCATCAAGGAGCTGGAGATCATCTGGTCTCGCGGCAATCCTCCGTACGTGAAGATCGACTTGCAGAGTGGCCAGCGCGTCATCGGCTGGGTCTGCCCGACACCTGATGGGCCGATCTGATGGACCGCGTGGACGAGCTCGCAACTGAGCTCATCGAGGACTACCTCCGGGAAGAGCAAGACACCATCGTCCCCAGTATCGACGCTGAGCACATCGTCCAGGAATTGAGAAAGCATGGCCTCCTCAAGTAACCCACTGACCATGTCGGCCTCCGTGGACATCACCCCGGAGATCGACTGGAATGCCCTCCATGGGGAGTTGACACGATTCCTGGTGCGCGAGGTGCGCCACGCCGTGTGCTCACTGCTGCGGCGGCCGTGCCCCGACTGCAAGTGACGTGAAAAGGCCGACGAAAATTCGCGCGAAACGAAATCGCGTCATAGAAAAAAATTTAGGAATGTTTTCGCATTCCGGGTCGGCCGAGAATTTCTCCAAAGTGATCGTTAGGTAGTCTAACTAACTTTCCGATTTTGACACCTGTCAGCTAACTCGTTCGCGCACCTAACTATATGCAGGCAAGGGTACCCTAACCCTACCGCCAAGTAGGTTTGCCAGCGGCCGCGCGCACGTCACTACGCGCGCACGTACCCATGGTTAGCTGAGACCGTGCCCTCTGTCGGCTGTCCTGTCGCTACCTCCGTCCCTCTAGTGTCCTCCGCTCCGCGCGGAGTAGAACGAACTAATGCCTCAGCCGCTACCGACTGAGGCTGTCCTCTAGGTTTGCGTGTCTCCTGTTGCGATAGCCCTCTGTATTGCCGCTACCGACAGCCCAGAGACCTCCGAGAGTTGCGGGTAGCTATGCCCGCTGGCTTTCGCGTCTCGGAGCTCAGCGTGGAGCTCAGCCCTCAGCGTCTCCAGCGTCTCTCTGGCTTGCCAGTAGGCATCAGAGACCGCGCGAACACGGGCCATGCGTTCCTCATTGGCTGGCCTGTATGTCATTGGGTTGAAGTCTGGCCGCGCGATTGGGTCAACGCTCATGCTGTCCGTCCCTCCGTGTCTGGTCCGCCGTACCCGTACTCATAGAGGCTATTGCCGTCCCACCACACTTGCCGCGCGCGCACTGTGGCACGAAGGACTGTCATGCCCTCCGTGTCTCCATGGTCACGCGCGTATCCCTCTGAGAGACTCACCCAATCGCCAGCGTTGATGGCTGTCACTCCGTGCGGTACCGCACGGTAGATAGTCACGCGCGCGTGCGGATTGCCACGCGCGGACAGGACAGCCACCATGGTCTCCGTGTCGTCTCCACCATGGTGATCCTGCGGCCGCTCGTAAACGTCAGCCGTATGGTCGCTGAGACTGTCCAACGGTACTGAGTACCCGTCGTCGGTTGGCGCGGTATGGGTACCGCGATAGTCGCTCATCTATCCTCCGATTACTCTGCAGAGTGCTCAGCCTCATGGCTGAGCACTCTGTCGGGCAATCGCCGGATAGCAGAATGCCCGCGCGGCATATTCCGCGCGGGCTCTAACCCTCAGACAGTCAATCGCTCCATGGTTTGACCATGGGTCGGACTAGAACAGTCTCCCCGTTGTCGTGACGGTGCCAGCTGGCTTGAGTTTGATAGCGCTCCGCCTCAGCTCCGTTGAGTCGCATAGCTTCAGCGGTAGCGCGCACCGTGTCACGGTCTCCACGCTCAGCGGCCGCGAGCATGCCCTCAGCCATCCTTGCGTTGACTGTCCGCAATCGCGTTGCGTGAGCTTCGAGTAGCTCCACATATGACCGGGTGGCACTCATGATTGCAGCTCCAGTGTTGCCCAACCGAATTCTGAGCGGCCGTGGTGGATGGTCTCGACAATGGTGCTCATCGGAGTAGAGCCTTCCGAACCATGGTCACATCTTCACGTGAGCCGCTGAGTCGACTGTTGCACACGGAGCAAGGACTGTGGTTTCCGTATGCGAAAGTCGTTCTCTCGCAATCGCAATCTTCCTCGCAATCCTCCCCGGCGTGCGAGCAAGTTGACCATGGTCCGTCATGCAAGTGTCCCAGAGTCACGTCATACTCCGCGAGTGTGGCATTGGCATTGTCCTCGCTCTGTTGGGTCCAGTCTCCCTCACCAACTGTTGGCCAATCTCCGTTAGCCAATCCCATGAGGCAGTCCACGCACACGGAGCCAGCGTGGAAATTGCCCGACTCCAGTGCCTCAGCGTATTTGTTCGTGATTGTGCTCATGCTGCCACCAACGTTCCATTTCCGTTGTCCCACAACTCCGTTGCCGCTCCGTAAGAGTCAGCGACTTTAGTCAAGTAGTCTCCCAACTCACCCAAACCACAGTCCCAGAATCCCGCGCCGTGATGCTCGCGCGTGAGATAGAAGTCATGCCCGAAATAGGCAGACACGGTGCCCTGTCCCGGGTCATACTCGCGCGCATTGAGGTACATCCGCACGGCTAGCGGATGCTGCGCCACTACCTCTGTGAGTTCCGCGCGGACGGCCGCAACGTAGTCCTCTGCAATGTCCTCGCGCGAGTAGTTCTCATCGTAGTGAACCGGCTCAGAGCCTTCCTCGCGGTAGTCCAGTCCTGCCCAGAGCTGAGCGTCAAGGTAACCCTCAACCATGGCATTGATGTCCGCTCCGCTGAGTTCCACGCTCCGCGCGTAGTCCTCCGGGTCAATTGTGTATGGCATTGTTCCTGTCCTTCCTAGCCCTCTGCCAGCTCAAGCCAGCGCTCATAGCGGTATTCGAGTCCGTTGTACGCCTTGCGAGCTTCCTCATCGGAGGCGTACCGCGTGATGTGGATAAAACCTTGAGAGTCCTCGACGGTGAGGAATGATCCGACGATGTCCTCATCGGCCGGATTGCCGTATGCCTCAATGACTTCCGAGAATTCCCTACGGATGTCTGCCAGCTCAGCTGGAGTGTTGGTGACGTATGCGAAGAATCCCGTTGAGGACTCCACATCGCCATTGCTCATGGTGAACCAACCGTCACTCACCATGGCTTGAAATAATGCCTCGATTGCAGTCTTCATGTCTCTACTTCCATTCCTCTGGAGCCGCGTCATAAAGGCTATCGGTGAGGTAGTCCAGTACGGTTTGGAACTCGTCACCGTAGCGGTAGACATTTTCGATGCCCCAGTAGCCGACGAGCTTGGCAGAACCCTCCGACAGATCCTGGACGATCTCGATGTGCGGGCCACCCGTGCCGATCACCACGGCCAGCGGTCGACCGATCTTCACCTCTACCGAGATCGGAAATTCACTGATGGGCGATTCATTGCCGTACTCGTCAACGATGGTCGGTTCATCGAACTCATCGAGCTCGATTACCCAGGTATCGGGTTCACCCGTTAGGGCAGTTGTATTCTCGCTAACGATGATCTCGTAGGCGCTGCTTTCGGAGTCAGCTATGGTGACGTGTTGGTTGCCATCATCATCGGTGATGGTCCATCGGTTGCCGTACTCGGCCGACTCGATCTGTCGCGCGTACTCGCGGATGGTCTCGGCAGCATTCTCCACGTACTCGGTAAGCATGCCCTTGGTTGATTCAGTCATTGTCTCGTCTCTCTATGAAGTCAGTAGCCGCTCTTGGTTGGCACGTACTTGCGGCCGTCCCATACGGCCGTGATCCGGTCATTGGGGCCAAGTAGGTCAGATGAACCTTGCGCGTTACTTCGATGCATAAGCAGTAGCGCTGGCCTCCAGCCCGTGGTGCGTGATACTACGCCCGTGCGGACCAGTCCTTCACCCTCCACGCGCACGCGCACCCCGGTTTCGTACGCCTTGATGAGCGCACCATGGCATGCCGCTATATTGCTCACGTCTGCCCTATCTCCGTGCTTGCGCGCCACGTCCGCCAGAATGTTTGCCAAAACCCGTTCGCTCATGTTCCTAGTCCTCATCTTCCTCGTAGCATCCGCAAACCTTGCAGTCCGTGCAATGGTTGACTCCGTGCTCTAGACATCCGTGCCATGGGCGGATGTAATCGGTAATTTGCACCATGGTGTTACGCTCCATATCCGTTGATGAATTCCAGTGCCTCAGCTTTGGTGAAAAACGGGTCAATCCACAGTGTTTCTTCAACACTGTCCACGTACCAGTACCACCCCGAACCGTAACCGTTGCCCGGAGCCTGCCGACGCTCCACAGTGAATTCTCCGCGCGCGGTAGTGACACGGTAGAGGCCTGCCCGGATGCGAGTGTTCTTGCTCATGTCTGTTACCTTACGCGAGTAGTAAGCCACTAGGCAAGTGTTGGCTCAGAAAGCCTCGAAAGTCGCGTAGATGCGAGTCCATCCCCTGCCCTCAAGCTCAGCCACGCGCGCGGCAACTTGACCCGGGTGGACATTGCGGTAAACCGTGGTCACGTGCTTGTCGGTAGGGTTCATGCCTCCGACAATGAACGTTGCGCGTGTGTCGCGGAAGATGGGACGGCCGGTAGAGGTCTCGTAGGCGATTGGCGCGTGCTCTGCGCAGTACGCGCCGGAGTAGAGGCCATCCTTGCCGTAGTAGTGGTCAATGACATCACTACCGCATGTCTGGCACTCCGACTGCAGCTCGACAGTCTCCGCGACTTCCTCCACGGTCTCTGCCTCCACGGTCTCCACGGTCTCTGCCTCCACGTACCGCAATCCGCAGTACTGGCACTCCAGCCGCGCGCCACCTTCGACTGCGCGCACCACATGGTCATAGTCGCTGAAGTCAATGCAGTCATTGCAGCGGAAATGCCCATTGCGGATGACGCCGATGATCTTGCTTGCTTGGTTGCTCATGGGGACCACCTTACGGCTGTAGTAACGAATAGGCAAGCGTCAATCGCGCAAGTTGTCTATGTGGGATGCATCCGTAGGCATGAGCGCATGGCGCGAGTACCAACCGTCCGTACCTCCGCCTTGAGCCATGCTGCCATCAGTCCAGCGGACATAGACGCAATGGCCTCCGTTGTCCTCGAGGACAGTGCCAACACGGCCGTTTCTGTGTCGCACGGACAGTCCTTGCAGTGTCTCCACGCGCTCCATGTCGCGCGTATACGCGTAGTGACGGTTACCGCTGAGCCCTTCCACCATGTAGCCCTCAATACCTGTGTTGAGTGTGTATGGACCTCCGACCACAACGGCCGGATAGCGGAAGTGCTGCAAGTCTGCACTCCGCACGTTATCTCCCGCGAAGACCGTGACGTGGTCACGTTGCTTGAAGTCGCTCATGTTCCTAGTCCTCCCTCAGTCCTTGGTAGACATATCCGTGACGTCCGTACTTGTCCGCCACTACGTACCGCTCAGAGTAACCGCTAGCATCACGGACGACAGTCAATCGCTCTGCCCAATTGAACTGATGACTCAGCGGTCCATCCACACCGTTGATGAACACTGTCCCGACGCTCATCGGACTACTCCCCAGCGCGTGACATCCGCTCCACGGAGCATCCGCGCGAGCAAGTCCTCAGCGTCCGTGACCATCCGCCACGCCTCGACTGTCTCGTAGGCATCGCTTGCAGTGCTCATGGCCCGCTGGGCTGAGCTGAGCGCTCCGTGCGCGTACCCAGTAAATCCGGTGAGGCATGCCCGGTCCATCAGTCCATCCGCCCGACGCATGAGGCTGTCAAACACGTTGCTCATGGTGCTCATGCCTCCGTCTCGAAGAGTCGAGCCAACAGGTGGCCCGCGCAACGTTTCTGTCCGCAGTAGGCCACGACGTTGGTTCCGTGGATGCGGACTCCGCCGTAGTTCATGTGCTCAGCCATTGCCCGGAGTGTCTTGTGTGCCTCACGGAGGCTGTCCACGTAGTCCTCACCGTCCGTGGTGACGATTGTGTATGCCATTGCCTCAGTCCTTCCATTGCCCATGGCACGCATGGCGCGCGCACCGTTGTTGCTCATGCGGACAACCTTACGCCGCGCATAAGCCATTGCCAAGCACCAACCATCTACCAACTAGGGAGACATGGACAACACAGAGCTCACAGAGGCACTCCAGCCGGTACGCATCAAAGCAACGGCCGCTGTAGACCTCATAGAACAACGCTTGCAAGCACTGGAGCATCCGGCCGCGGGCGTCCTCCGCCTCACCATGTTCTCGCACGTATCGGACGGTATCCGCAAGCTCAAGCGACAGCTCGCGGAAGCTCTGGTCCTACTCCTGGAGAACAACGGTTACTCGCTCCACAACGGTCTCTCGGAGGCTATCGAGACCGTGACGGCCGCTGGCTACATCGTGACCAAAGCAGATGACACGGAGCCCACGGAGCCCTCACTGATGGACCTACTCGCACGGCCAGAGACCTGGACATAGAAGTAACCCTCCCTCTGTCCCACGTAGCCCTACAGAGACTCACCCAGAGAGACCTACAGAGAGACAGCCACCCAATGACCCAACCCTCACCCAATCAACCCGTGGTAGCCCTCACCGCAGACCAGAAGAGAACCGTGGTGCAGAGCATTGCGCTGAGGTTCCTAGATCGCGCCGGTATCGCCTACCGGGTCGAGGACACAGACCACGGACTCACCGTCGACATCCGCCTTGAGGACAGCCCACAAGCTGACGACATCCACGGGCAACACTTACGTAGCGCTCAGCGTGCCTCGTAGCGCTCCCAAACCCTGCACCAAGTGCGGAGCGAAAGCCACCAGACGTGGCCTCTGCGCACGCCACGACAGACAGGGAGACAGCCACAGAGGCTCAGCACGGGACAGAGGCTACGACAGCGAGCACGAGACCGAATTCCGTGCGGCCGTACTCGCGGCGCAGCCCACATGCCCATGTGGACAGCCCTCGACAGTAGCTGACCACTACCCGCTCAGTAGACGCGAGCTCATACGCCAGAGGCTCAACCCAAACGATCCACGACACGGTAGAGCCCTTTGCGCCACGTGCCACAACACACACACAGCACGCACACAATCCCATCTCGGGCACCGTAGCTAGTCCTTGCATCCGCATGCATACCCGCATGCATACCCATCACATCAATGCAGGTGGCATTGCATACCCATGCATGCATAACCATGCACCCAACCTCATAACCATGCACCAGCAAACTACTTAGCCCATCGAACACTTAGCCAGTCGCACAGTTTGCTGTAGGACGCAAAACCGCAGGTCAGAGGGGGTGGGGGTGGTTGCGGTCTCGAAATCGCCGCCTCGGGGGACCGCTTGTCA